TCTCGTCAATGATCTTCATGGTTCAAAACCTCCTTTCTCATGCCACGCGGCGCCAGATGTGCACATAGTATGCGGCAGGCTGCACGGTGTTGCTGCGGCCATAGATAGGGTTCGAGCGGGAAGCGTCGAAACAAAGGTCTTTGCCGGGGGTGCTAGTGCCTGAAGCAGCCCAGTCGTAGGATTTTCCACCTCCATAAAATGCACCATATGCATTTGGTCTATTGACGTTATAAAAACCAGCTTGCTCATCTGGGCCAGCACGGCCCGTGATGTTGGGCAGTCCGGCTTCCACGGTGGTGCCCGCTGCGTGGGCGTAGGACGCACCCATCAGTACCCGGTTCTGCGCAATCTCCTGCCATGTACCACCGAACAGTGCGGCGGGACTGGTAGTGCTGACTGTTTGAAAAATACTGCCCACGGGGTAGGCTGCCAAAGCGCTGTCCGCAGAAAGCGTTCCGTCCGCATCGACCGTCAGACCGCTGCCCACCTTGACACCGCCCAGTGTGGTTGCGGTGGCAATAGGGAGCTTGATGCCTTTCAGCGCATCGCCAACAGCCTTTGCGTCAGCCGGAGCGCCCTCGACGCTCAGCGTCTTATCGGTGCTCACGATGGCCGCAGCCCTGTCTGCTTCAGCTTTGGAAGAAGCGGCAGAACTCGCCGCGTTCGTTGCGTCTGCGGACGCTGACTGTGCGCTTTGGGCTGCGCTGGTGGAAGCGGAATTTGCGATAGATGCAGCCGAAACGGCTTCTTCCTTTGCGTTAATTGCGCCCGCAACGGTACTCAGCTCGTTTAAGGTGGATGCATTGATTGGCGTTCCTTCTTTTGTTGGCTCGTCATTTCGGATAAGAGTGACAATTTCGGATGTTCCATCCGACTTTACCATTGTCCATCGACCCGGATATTTCGCCACACGGTCTTCAAAAACCATATTGTCCATCTCCTGTCATGTATTCGCCGGAAAACGTAACGTATGTTTTAGCAAGCGTTTCGATGTCAAACAAAATTTGCTCGATTTGATTCATCCTTGAAAAATCGAGTTTATTCATGCTTTCTGGCGTATCTGCAATAGCAGATGGACCAGAGCATTTAGCACGAATGGAGTTGATGTTAGAAAGCCAACGTGTTGCATCGGAGATTTTCATATATCCATCGACTGTCCAATCAGTCCGAACAGAAACAGATGCGCCAACAATGGAGCCAAGCTCTTGAATACCAGATTCTATGCGGTTAAAATCCGTATAGCTTAAAGCGCCCTTCATTCCTGCAAGCCATTCCGATTGTTCGGCTTTTGTCCACGTGCCTGTTCTTGCCTTTGCGGTAATTTCTTTCACGCGGTCAACATCTGATTGCGTGCGGTCTGTAATCCAACGAGCCATAAATTATTCTTCCTCAACTCTGTTTTGATACCCGATAGGCAAATTGCTCGGAACGGTAAACATGTAATGATAGCACTTGCGGCCATCGTTGCCAGAACCGATACAGTCATAAAAAAATAATTCGTCTTCGTCATCATAACTGCCAAGATGTGCTCTGTCCCAATACTTTGAAACAACGATAGAACGATAATAGATATCCCCAACAGAAGGATTCATGCCAAAATATTCAAGATGTGTGACGGGAGTTCTCGTCCACTGCTGATACGGGCTGTAATCGTCTCCGACGGTAAAAAAAGGATTTCTCAAAAGTTCTTTTGCTGTAGGGAGCGGGCTTCCTTCTACGTTGCATCCATAACCCCAAATTTCGTTAATAGAACTACTGTTATCTGGAAATCCGTAGTATATTTCTTTTGCGGAAGGTAAAAATATACTGCGAGATAAAGTAGACACAGCAGAAGGTACGTACTCGTTAGAATTATTTTTTTTGAACGCGGGGGTATAATAAAAAGTAGTTTTGCCGATTTTTTTCTGCATAAAATCAGAAAAAGATTTTTTTACGTTTCCGTTTAATAAAGCATCAATACTGCTGGTCGAATACTCTGCGGGAGTTGTCATTTTACTATCCCACGCAATGTTTTCTGCTTTTGCGTCTTTAAGAGCAAGAAGCGTTCTCCCTTTTCCATTTAATTCTGGCTCGTAATTATGTTTTGAGACAAGAAAAGCAGTATAAACGCCAGCGACGGAGATATAAACGGTATCGCCTTCTTTGAGGTTAGAAATCTCGTCCGCAATCGTAGTAGCGTTGCAAGAAGCAGAAAGGCTCGCAACTGTAGCTGTAATCGTTGCATTTCCACTGTGTAAATATGTGACTTTGCAGATAGATACGCCGCGTTCGTTCTTGATGACATTCAGTTCAACGATACCAGCAGGAGATGCATTCCAAACAATAACAGGGGAATCGGCAGATGCAGGGGTAAGCGTTGCAGTGAGCGTGATCGTGTCGGAAGGATGTAAGTAAATCTCAGAAGCATCGATTTGTAACGAATCAACATCTTCAATCATATACCCGGTAACGGAGCCCTTGAAGCTACCATTAAACGTGTAAGAAACATCCGTGATCAACAAGTTAGAAGAATATCCGAACTGATGATTGAGCTTGACAAAATCAAGAGCATCGTTGTGCGGGCTTGCACGATAAGACAGGGTAGCTTTTCGACGATTAGAAAGCACTTTATAGCTTTCAGTTAGAACATTCTTTGGCTGGGAGACGATGGAAGAAGAGATAAGCGCATTATTTACACTTTGCGTAACGCCATCGCCAGTAGCGCCATTCGGATACAATGACGAAGCTCCATTTAGAGAGTAAGAGATGTTTTTTAACTTATTAGAAAAAGTGATTTCCGGATACTGATAATCATTGATTTCAGTGATTTCATAAATGTCGGACTTGTTTTCAGGAAGGTACGGAACCCGGTCAATCCGAATCTCACCGTTTCTTGTCTGATACAAAGCCATACCAGCTGCGTTAGCAGAAAGCTGTAGCACATCAGCGTTTTTATACGAAGAATTTCCGTTGCTAAAATCAGTTGTATAATCCTTTAAAGATTCGTTGATGTAATAGCTGATACCGGAAACATCAAGAAGTTCCAAAGCGTCATAACACATTTCGTATAAAGTTCCGCTTTTCCTTCCGGTGTATAGTGAATCGATTAAAAACGCCAAAGCATCGCGAGCTTCAAAGGAAGCAGTAATGCCATTAGAAGGAATACTCCAACTAGAAAGGTAAAACTTACCTCCGTTAATCCATTCAGTCTGTCCGTCCAAGTCCATGCCATACTTTACAAAAACAGCTTGGCGTTCATACAGATACTTGTAGAGGCCGTCTGGGTTGATAGGATTCCATTTTTGATCGCTGTTATCAATGGAAAAAGAAATTGAATCCTTGGAAAGTTGACCGGAAATTGGGTCTCGCTTTGATTTATGGGAATACGACAGAAGATCTGTTTTGCTAAATTTCACACGTTGTCCAAATTCCACTTGCGAGATACGAGCTCTTCGGTTTGGAATACACCATTCAAGAATTTCAATAATAACCAAATCATAATTGGAAATCTCAAATTCAATTGAAGTTTCGGCGGAATCGTTGTTGTCAATTTGCTTTTCCAAAAGAAGAGCGGTTCCTTTGTAAGCGGAAACTTTAAATGATTTTGCCCATTCATTTAAAATTTCAGACCAAATGATTGTCAGACCCGGTATTTTTTCTTCGTGGATTTTACTAAAAGAAAATGTGATGGTTGGATGATTGGAGCTTGATACGCATTCACCGCTTACATAGCCGCATTCTTGATACGGTTCAGAATTCGGGACGATATCAAAGCTTCCATCTAAAACCCAAAAATTAGTTTCAGCAGTCGCGTAATTTCCAGAAGTGGAAATGTCCAGGTCAGTGATGGATGCCGCATTACTAAACACGGTTTGCGAACCTGAACTTGCAATAGCGTCCGTTTGCGCCGCATCATCAGCTGCATGATAAGTAATCTGAATAAAAGTTTCGGGTACAAGCGTATTATTATATTGTGAAAGCCACTTATCGGACGGCTTTACAGACATATAAAATCACCACCTTTAGACCTCAACCAGGCTCAAAGAACAATCCGTCCAGCCCATCACATTTCCGGTGTTTGGGCCCCTTCGCCACATTCCGGCTGTTCGATCGGAAACATACATCTGACGTGTGGAATAAGAAGCTGTTGCTTGATTGTAAAATCGCACCGTGCAATAAAAGTTTCTAGTGAATGGGGCGATAACGGAAGCCCATTGTTTTGCGGTAAGATAGTTCCACTTGAGGGCCACTTTTGCAACATCGTGCCGAACCACAGAGCCAACAACCTTGCCTTGCACATTGCGGCCAGAATCAACAATGGTTGAAGTTGTTGCGCTATAAGAAGAAGGCTCTGGCAAATCTACGCCGTTCACCGATACAAGAGCTTGCATAATTCACCGCCCCTTCCTCAATAGCTGTACACTTCCGTACCCATGATTTGCACTCCACGGTCAGCCTGCTGCTTTTCGACCGAAGCAGTAATCTGCTTTCCGTCAATGAACAGCCTGACTTCCTTACCGCCGGTAATTTCGTTACCATAGCGCTGGAAAATATCAAGAAACGCATCATAGCAACCATCATGAACTGCGCTCCTCAAGTCAGATACGCTTACTCCACTTGTAGAAGAGCTTGGATAGTAGCTTCCAGTAGATGTCGTAGACCCGGTAGAAGAATCATATCCGCTTGTTCCAGGATAGCTGGAATAATCTTGGTTCACTGAAGATCTGGATCCGCCTAAACTTGCAACAATACCAGCAATTGCGGCGGCGATTGCAATTCCGCCAGCAAGCATCAGCACACCCGTTGGGATTCCTAAACTTGTCAGGACACCACCAATCGATTCCAGCATGCCCATAAAAGCGCCGCCAATAGATGTGATTACCCCAGCAACGCCTGTTAAAATTTCAGGGAATTTACTAACGAGACCTCCAAGTAATCCGTTGCTGATAGAAAAGCCTGCATTTGTAAGTGGAACTTTTAAGCTGGAAAATCCATTGTAAATTTTTTGCCCCAGCTGAGATACGCTTTTTACAATATCCCCAAAATTATTGGTAATGCCTTTCCAGATGTTTTTGCCAATTTGCAATGCAGAATCAAATAGCGTTCCGGCTGCTTTTTTTAAAACGTCAGACAGTTGAGAGACCAAGTTTTCTGCATACGTTTTTACCTCGGAACGATTTTTTTCTCCCATTGCTTGCCAAATAATAGCAGCAGCAGTTGTTCCGACCGTTTTCAAATCTCCGCTCTGCACAGCATTCCAAAGATTCTGCACTGTGCCGAAGAAGTCATTCTGCAAGCCGGAATCAAGTTCTTGCCACTTGCTGTCCAGACCGTTGAAAAAACCATCAACAAAATTCGTTGCGGTGGTCGTGCCATAGTCAATCATCTCGTTGCCCTTCTGTTGAACAACGTTTGCCAGATTGGTCACAGCTTGTTCAACGTAAGGAAGTGCTGCAGTGATACCGTTTGCAAGACCTTGAACAATGTAACCACCAATTCCCGCAAACACAGTAGAAGGGGAGTGAATGCCGAGAGCTTCCTTGAAGCCATTGATAAAACCATCAGTGAAACTCTTAATACCATTTGTAACGGTACTCCATGCATCTTTTAGACCGTTGATTAGGCCGTCCCAAATGAATTTGCCAAGTTTTCTTAATTCGTCAGGAAGCTTTTTGAACTCACCGACAATGGACGAAATGATTTTTGGAATTTCAATAACAACGGAAGCTATCATACGCTCCCGCCATTTAGAAATAACGTCAAGAGCTTTGAGAATTGCAGTCCAAATATTTCCAGGCAATTCTTCAAAAAACTTAACAACAGACGAAACGATTTTTGGAACTTCGGTTGTTACAGCAACGACCATGTTTCCGACCCACTCCCCGATTTTGCCAACGGCAAAGCCAAGGGCATAGCCGATTTTTTCAGGAAGAGAGCTGAACCACTCGCCAATGCTGTTTATGATGTTCCCAACCTTTCCGGGAAGAGAAGTCATAAAATCAATGGCCGCATTCCACTTGGTAACGATAATTTGCTTGATGGCTTCAATGCGCTGCTCAAAAACATTTTCGACATAATACATTTTAATGTCGGCTTCTGCGGCAGCATCTGTTTTTTCGCCGCTCTCTTTAGTGCCCCATTTAATACCAGCCCAGTGAAGAACAAGGCCAATACCGACACCAGCAGCGGCAACAGCTCCAGCAACAGGAAGGCTTGCGCCAACAAGCAATGCAACGCCAGCACCAGCAACGCCGCCAAAAATTCCCATCAAAGCAGCAATGATGGTATCAAGAACCGGAAATTCTTTCAGCTTTTCGCCAAGAGAGAATGTGATTCCCGCAAATGTGATAAGTCCGGCAAGACCAATAGAAAGTGTTGCGGCTGTACCAGTGGCTACTCCAAGATTAGTGAGCAACGTAATGCCAGCAATAGAACCAAAAGCAGTAGTTAAAGCGGATTGAATCCATGTGCTTGCATCGCCAAGATTTGCTTCGCCAGTGCCAAGAGCGTAAGTCAGTCCGGCAAGGCTTGCAACAAAAGCGATGCCCATGCCAAGCGTAATGCCATCTGCTCCCATCGTGCGCCAAAGAACAAAAGAGCCAAATGCGGCAGATACCACTTCACCTAAAAGTTCGAGAGGATTCCCGCTAGATGCATAGCCCTTCGCAAAGCTGAACACTAACGATGCTTCAACAACGACTGTTGCGATCGAGAGAGCCAGCTTTTGCAAATCTGTCATTTTGGAAATTGCCGTTGCAATATCCGTCAGAAAATCGACGATTTTCCACAATGCGAGCGCAGCGGTAACAGCGCCGATAATTGGCAGCATATCTTTGATTTTTTGCTTAATGGCGTCAATCTGCTTTGCGAACTCTTCATTGTACTGTTTAAACATATCGTAGCCGGACAGGTCTACATCGCCCAAGATGTTGCCAGCAGATGCACCGCCGCCAGAGCCGGAACTTCCCTGTGTAGGGTCAATGATGTTCAGTTCATCAAAGCCCATCGTGTAGTCCTTGAGGACTTTGGCAGCTTTCTTAGTGGAATCTGCCGTGTCATCCATTGCGTCACCAATGCCACCAACACTGTCAGCGCTCTTGGTGAAATCAGTGAACACGACCTTCACACCCATCAGCTTTGCAACCCACTGAACGAACTCCCGAATGAGCTGAACGGCGGCAATCAGCGGGGGAAGAATAGATTTCATGGCAGGGTAGAGCAAAGAGCCAACAGACTTCGCCAGCATATCCAACTGCGCTTTCAGAATCTTAATCTGGTTCGCAGGGCTCTGGATGGTCTGTGCAAGGTTGCCCTGCACGTTGGCAGTCTGCTTCATAATGGCAATGTAACGCAAAACTGCCTTATCTGCCTGAGACAGGCTAGAAACCTGTTTGTTAAAGCCCAAAGCAAGAAGTTCCTGTTGCAACCGTGCCTGAGACAGATCAACGCCCAAACGGCGAATAGGCTCAATCTCGCCAGAGATTGCGGAGGACATTGCAGTAAAGGTTTCAGCAACGTTTTTGTTCCAATAGGAACCTTCGTCATAGGCAAGCTGGGTCAGATTCTTGGACAGAATATATGCTTTGTCGCTGGTCAGACCAAACGAAGTGCCCAAGCTCTGGATGGTAGCCATGTAGGTCATCGCTTTGGTCGGATCAACGCCAAGCAAACCCTGCATCTTGCTAATGAGCGTATCGGCTTCACCGCTCAGATTGCCCATAGCATTATGGAACAAGTCTGTTGCTTCATAGAAGTCGTTAAACTTCGCAACAGCGTTGCCAAGATACTCGGCGATAGCTTTCAACGAAACCAGCTTTGCCATGTTCCGCATAAAGCCGTTCATCTGATTGGACAGACTGAGATAGCTCTTGCGCTGCTTTTCGTTGGCAGCAGTCACACGGTTAGCCTGTGTAACCACCTTGCTCAACTGCGGAGGGAGCTTCGCAAAAGCGTTGCCCACCTTGTCAAGCTGAGATGCAAGGGGAGCAAGAGCAGCAGAAATCTTCTGACAAGAGCTTGCAAAAGAATCAAGGTCAGTCGCTTTCAGCTTGTCGGTCAGGTCAGGAACCTTTCCGATCGCATTGAAAGCACTGCCAAGAGCTTTAAGGTTCGATGCATCCAGAATGGACAGCGGAGCCAAAGCGCTAGTGAGCTGAGTAATGCTCCCGGACATGGAGTAAAAGTCCACGCCGTTCAAACCAGACACAGCCGCTGGAATCTTCTTGATTGCATTCACGACCGTGTTGATGCTCTTTGCGCTTGCGGTCGGGTTAACGTTGGAAAGTCCATTTAGAAAGCTGGTGATTTTGTCCAGCCCTGACATTCCAGCGGATGCCTGTTTCAGCGTTGCAATGGAACCGGACAGCTTGTCAAGGCTGTTTACAACCTTTGTGACGTTGCCTTTCGTCCGCAAATTAGAAATGGCGGTAGCGAGCTTGTCGATATTAAGCTCTGCGCCCTGCGATTCCGCAGAAATCTCTACGGATAAGCTCGTAATATCAACATCAGCCATCACTACCACCATCACTTTCCATCATAGAGAACATCGTTCTCTTGATTCGCTCCTGCGCCTCAACTGCGCGTTGGTATTCATACTCGTCTTTCTCCTTTTGGGTAAGGGGAAGCGGTCTATCCATGTACTTGATAGGCTTAGACCCTTTCTTTCGGAACATATTGCCAACCGTAGAGGAAAGCGCAGATGCCATGTAAAGGCCGTTTCTCCACGCTTCCGTGTTGGCTCTGCGTTCTCGCAGCTCCTCTGCGTCGCGGTATATCTTAGCCAGCCAGACATCACCGTACCAGAACTGGTCGTATGTCATGCCGATGGAGATGTAATAGGCTTCTACATCGTGGAACAGCTTGGAGAAGGAAAACGGTTCTCCCTCTCCGTCTGATTCTTGAGATTGTGCATTTACACAATCTCCCACGTTGCGTTTTTTGCGGTCTTGTCCTCAGTATCAGTTGCCAGCAGAGACTTGGAAGCATCCATGAACATCTCAAGCAGCGCAGCCATCAGCTCTTCCTTCTCGTCGATGTGGGCAAACATTTCGTCCACGACTTTACGCTTGATGCCACGATTCCGGGCGATAAACGCGCCGTAGAACAGGGCGCGGGAGTTGGACAGCAGATTGGTCATCTGGGTGTACTGGCCAATCTGAAAACCTGCACGTTCGGTGGCTTCCACGCTGTCACGGGTGAAGGTCAGCTCATAAGTGTTCTTACCATCGGGGGAATGAAAGTTGATAACCTTAGCAGCCATAATAAATGCTCTCCTTTATAAATAGGGGCAGAACCAAATCAGATGTTCAGTTCTGCCCGGTTTGATTGATTTGTTTTTTGGTTTAGATACCAGTGATAGTCAGAGTTTCGCTGAACTCAGGCTTCTTGGTAAAGATACAGTTGATGGTCATTTCCACGACCTCGTCAACGCCAAAGCCGGACAGACCAACCTGATGCATACCCTGCCAAGTGAAGCCAGAGCCGTCCTGCATCTTCAAAGCGTAGTACTTTACAGCGTTGCTCTCGGAAGTCTCATCGTAGCCAGCTTCCTTGACCTTCTTGTAGTCAGTCTTGTTGTAGTTGGCAGTAAAGGACTTGGTGTCACTCTGGATAATGCCGAAGATGTTGACCTGCATAGGGTCAGACAGAGTAGTGGCATCCAGAAGGTTAGGCTCGGAGATCAGGTCGGGCACATCCTTGATGTCGCACAGCTTCGTCAGAGCGGTTGCGCTGTCGCCACAATACAGGGTGGTATTCAGACCGGAGATAGCAGTACTCATAGAATGTTTACCTCCTTATTTTCGGTAAATCATTCCGTCCTTTCCGATTGTTGCCCCATAGCTGCAATCAATCCGATAGACGGAATTGTTGTACAGCCCATTCAACGGGGCAAAAGATTTTCGATAGAAATTGAGCGGTTCCAATACAGAATCCACGATGTCCACAATGGAGCGGGCTTCTGCAATGCGTCCGCTGGTTTTGTTGGAATAGACACGCACACGCAGGGAAACGGCAGCATACTTGCTTCGGCTGGCAGAATCCCGATGAACCGGGAGGTTGCTGTTTTCCTCTATCTGCACACATGGAAACTTCTTGACGTTGCTGTCGTTGATTTCACCAGTGACGAAGATTCCGGGCACTTGCTTTCGCAATTCCTTAGCAACAGCCGTGAAGATAGAATTGAAATAATCGATCAACTATTCCAAACCTCCCTCCACGTTGCTTCGACTTGAGAAGCCATTTCCTCAACAGCTCCCCACATAGCCATAGCTGGCTCGTTGCCGCTGGTGTAATTCAACTGGCCTTTACCATCTACCTGTTTGACAGGCGTACCGGCATTGCCGGATTCGCCGTAGTAATACCACCTGCGGTTTGCGCCTTGCCCTTTGCCGTAGGAACCATGTGCACCAACGCCGGGCGGTAGCTCACCGCCATATCCGTTGTGATGTGCGCCAGTGCCAAACTCGATAAAGGCAACTGCCTTGCCCTCTGCAATGATGGTGCAGGTGTTTCCGTTCTGCTCAACATGGCAAGAAACATCGTTGCTACCAGCATACTGTGCGTTCGCAAAACGAACTTTTGCCACATCAAGTCCTTTATCAGCCAACGCCTTTGCAAACTCCTGTGCCTTTTTGTTCAGGGTGGTCTTGTACTTCTGTATCTGACGTTCCGCATCACGAAGCCCGGCATCACTCAACCTCACTTTAATTTTCACTTGCAGCCACCTCTTTCAGCGCATACTTCGTATCCGTGATATGCTCTGCGACCTTGACCACAATGTAATTGAAGGGCTTTGAAACGTCTGTCTGAAACCAGACGCGCGTGCCTTCATAAAGCGGTGTGTTGCGCTTTTTGCTGGACGAACTGACAACGTAGCTGTAATCCGTGAACGCTCCAAAAGGGTTTGCTTCCGCAGAACCAGTAGGAGGGCTGACATTCAGCATCAGCTTTGCGGGTTCGCTCCACGATTCGTATGCAGATTCGCCAGTCTCGTTGCCCCATTCGTCCACAACAGGCGTTTTCTCGCCGACCGGGTTTGAATACCACAGCGGGCGTTTATCCAGCGGGCTTCCATTGAACATCAGCCGATAACACCTACTCTCGGAACCACTTCATTCAACAGGGACTGCGCCACATCGGAGCTTTCCCACACACGAGTGATGCCGTTGTTGGTGTAGCTCGTCTGTCCGTTTGCGCCGATGTGGTTGTACAGTTCCGCTGCAATGCGTATCTGCAACGACTGATACTGCAAGGGCAACTCGTCCGGTCTGTTACCGAAGGGGTAGCCCTGCGCAAATATCTTGTCTTTGGCGAAATCAAGCAGCAGGTCGAAGAGTGGGTAGTCCTCGTCCGTAATTTCACGGTCAAGTGCAGGAGCAATGTACTGCCCAAGCTTGACTGCCGCTTCGGAATACTGGTCTCCCATGCCGCTTTCCTCCTTTCGCCTTAATAAGCCTTGATGCAGTACACAGCGTCCATGCGCTCAAAGGACGGCAGGACGATTTCAGAAGCAATAATGTCAGTGCTGACAGGATGGGCTTCCTGCTTCGTAGTAATGGCAACGCCGGTGTTCACAACGGAGACCTGTGCGTTGGAAATGCCAGCCATCAGGTCAACCTCTTCCGGGGTCGCAACGTAGTACATATTGCCCAGAGAACCAGAAGGAGCCAGCACAACATAGCCATCAGGCAGATACTTTTCGGCAGCAGCGGTCTCCTCCGGCTTGAACATCTTGTCGTACAGATGGATGCGGATGCCGGATGCGCTTTCGACAACAGAACGTGCCTCAGAATCGATAAGAACGGCGGTGGTGGTTTTCATAACTGTCAGGAAACGGTTTTTGACCTCGTCCGCAGCAATCATCTTGTGGAAGGTGTTCGTATTCATGTAGGCTTCGGCAATGACTTCGCCAGTGTTCGCAAGAACAGTGTTTGCGGCAGTAGTCATCGTGGCGATGGGGGTTGCAGTGGTAGGAGCATCCCACTTCTCCTTGGTAGTCAGAGCCTTGTAATTGGACTGCTGCCAAGTGCCATCAGGGTCGTAATCGTAGACGTAACTCACGCCGTTGGATTCGATGGAGATACCGGGCTTGCCAGTCTTGGGAGCCAGAAGCTGCCATACCATGCGCTCAGGAACGATGCGAGCACCAGTGATAAGCTGTGCAGTATCTTCGTAGACACGATTGATAACATCTGCTGCAAACTCCTGATTGGTAGCCAAAACAGAAATGATCTTGCGGCGGTCGCTCTCGTCGATATGCACACCCTCACGAAAGAAGGGCATATTGGTCTCCGTCACCTGAATACCTTTACGAGTACGGAACGTAGCCTTAGTGTCAAATACGCTAGGCTTCAGCGAAACGCCAACGCCCTTGTGACCGCGAAGCCACTTCAGTTCCATGCTGACCTTCTTACGGGCAGGGAACAGAGCATCAGAAGCATAGGGCTGCGCATTGGTCGGGTCATTCGTCCAGTAGGCGGCAATCGCAGCAGGGGAGAAGATTTCATTCAGATTCAGTGCCATAATTTAGTCCTCCTTACTCGCTCTTTGCGCCAACATCGGTACGGCAGAAAACGGCGGGAACAGCCTTTTTCAGAGCGGCAATATCGTTTGCAGAATAGGTAAAGCCGGACAGCTTTGCCTTGTCCACATCAATAACGCCCTGAATCAGCAGTGCGCCATTGGGGTTGACGGCAGGGTCAACGGTGTGCAGCAGAATGCCAATGGCGTCGGTAGCCGCATCAGCAGCACTGGTGCCAGTAGTGGCAGCAGCTTTCAGGCCAGTCTTTGCCATAGGATAACCAGCCGGAACAGCGTTGGTCTCCTTGACGGTAAAGGGAATGGCAACGTAGGTATCAGCAGCCAGAATAGTGCTTTCAGGAGCCGATACCGGAGTATTGGTGTACTTCATGTTTTCCTCCTTAATGGAAAGCAGTCATTGCGTCACTTGATGCCTTGTTTGCGTCTGCACGCTCCTTCGCAAAGCGTTTAGCAAAGGAAACACCTGCGCTATCTGCGCCGTCACCATTGCCATCCGCACCCGGAGGTGTGGGCATATCCTTTAGCAGAGAAGCCTTGTATGCGGTGTCGTGGGCAGTCATAAACTCCGACTGGAACTTAAATACCTTGTCCATGTCACCGTCAGCCAGTGCAGATGCAGCCTTGTTAGCAAGTTCAGCGTCATAACCCTGTGCAACGAACTTCTCACGGTAAGATGCAAGGGTCTTTTCCTTGACGAGGTTCTCCTTGTCGGCAGTCAGGGCTTCAATCTGCTTCTGCATCTCTGCCAGCTTATCGGCCTGTTCCTGTGCGGCATTCTCGTCATCGGTACGCTTTGCCTTGAGCTGCTTCTTGTACTCGGCAGCTTCGCCGTTGGCTTTCGTCACGGCGTTGCGTAGCTTCTCGACTTCTGCGTTAGGGTCTGCAACCTTTTCCAGCGCAGAAATGATTTCATCGGCGGTCATGCCCTCTTTGTAGGCATCACCAAGCAACACATTGAGTTTCATATCGTTAATTTCCTCCTGCGTTTTTTTACCGTTGCTTCCCTGCAACGCTGCGAAATTTGTATCCCGGCTTCCCTGCCGGAATATATCAGCCCGAAAATTCGGGGTGATTCTTTATTCCTTTGGGTAAATTCTTTTGTACGGCTCAATGCCGCTATCCAAAATAGATTTTTCTCGCGCCGAATTTCGGTCAGGGTGTGTCCATTTGAATTTCCCACATTTCGTGCAGATATACTCGCACTCCATTTCTCGTGGTTCGTTTCCGTTGATGCCGTGCGTCCAATGCCAACGAGAAAGCGTATAGTCATGTTTGCAAAACAGCTGTTTCCAAAAATCACGCATTATCTTTTTTTCCATCCGCATTGTTTGGTTGTTTATCAGCCATGTTCCCAGCATTTGTGTCGGTAACATCCTGCTTAAGCCGTTCCTGCGGTTTCGGAGCTTTCCCATCCTCACCCAGCTTGCCAGCGGCAATCAGGAAGGGCTTGCTCATTTCGTAAGCAGCCTGCGGGTCAGGGAACAGACCGGGCGTTGTGAACGCTAACTGCGGGTCAATGCTCTGACCAAGCATCTGTGCAAAAATCTGAACCTTGCTTTGCTGATTGTCGTACTGACGGCGGGGCAGCTTGATGTTGATGTCGCTTGCCATCAGTTTAGAACTAACCGTATCACGCAGGATTTTCAGCATCACAGACAGGCTTTGGCGTTCCGAGAACTTGAACATATTCTCGTACTGCTGCGCCCTTGCTTCTGTGTGGTTCCAGCCGTTGCGGACAATAACTGCGCCCACGTTGTCAGACGTTGCATTCTCGCTACCAGTGGCACTAGGCATGGCGGTCAGGCTGCGGTACACGTTCAACATGGAATCAAGCAGGGTCTGGCTTTGCTGCTGGTCAAGCTCGTTTGCAATCTGCGAAACAGATGCAGGCAGACCAGAAGTGGACTTCAGACACATCGCGCCAAGTTCCTTAACCTTGTTGAGCGCATCCTCGTCCACAAGGCAGTTCGTAAACACCATGATGGACTGAATGAACTGCGCCACACCGTCCAGACGGTTGCTTTCAAGGTCGTTGATGGCATCCAACACAGGAATAGCCGGTTCAAACAGACCCATCCGCTCCGGGTTAAGCTTGTACTCGACCATCGGCAGCATTCCAAGAGAGTGGTTCTCCGACTTCGTGACCTTGCCGTTGTCGATTTCAAAGTACTGGTTTGGCGTGTATACACAAATCAGGTCGTTCAGGTCATTCTGATAATTGCGTGGGATGTGCAACACGTTGGCAATGGGCTTGTGACCGATGCCGGAGTTGTAAATCACATACGCCATATCCGGGTCTGGAACATCCACCAGCAGGGGCGTTTCGTCCGGGTAGTTACCGTTGTACCCCTTGTCAGGGAGAACAATGCGGTATCCCTGCCCGCACTCCAACATCCACTGCCAGAGCCGCCGATCAAGCGCATCTTTGCCCTCATACTGCAAGGCGTTGGACAGGCGGGCGATTTCCTCACCGTCACCTGTTGCCGTTTCAGACCGCACATAAGAGCACGGCGTACCGCTCATATAGCCTGTGTAGAAGCCAACACACTCGTTGGCGTGGTTCTCTACAATACGGTTGGTGATTTCAGCGTGGTATTCCTTCGTGCGATGGAGGACAGGCTGACTACCCAAGTAGTAGTTGTGCAGGAAACGAATCTCATTCTTATTCAGTAGATGAATAGGCTCTGCCTTGCCCATTACCACTTTCAGCACATTCTCCCGATTGATTTCCGTCTCCGGCGTTTCAATCGGTCTACGTCCGGTCAGCGGTTCATTCAAGAAGCCGTCAACAACTATCTGATACTCAGCCATGTGTTCCTCCTTTCCGGCAAAATAAAAAGCGCAGCAAGACAAACCTGTTAAGGTCTATCTCACTGCGCTTACAACTGCGCTTCAAAAGCTATTTAGTTCTTAAACTTCGGAACGGAGACCCATGTTTCTTTTGGAAGGTTAGAATCTCCAATTGTAATCCAATGGCAAAGGGGGCACAGAAGAGAGAACTTGCCTTCCACTTCGCCAAGATAACGTCCGCAATCACACGGATTGCCGTTTGCGTCTTCTCGAGGACGCTTACACCTAACTTTTGCTACCATCTGTGCTCCTTTCGTTGGATTTCTGGAAACAGGCTGTTGAGCACAGACCTGTCAGAAGCTACTGGGAAACTATTCGCACTTCCAGCCGTGCTATTCTTCGCCCGAAGAAAACCATTGCAGCCTTTACATTCAGTTGTTGGACAGACGTAAACGGGTCAGCTGCAATTTTGGTGCTGCATAATGGATTTGAACCAATGTACGTCCGGTTATGAGCCGGATGCTCTAGCCTGACTGAGCTAATGCAACATAGAAACCCGGCTTGATTGATTAACCGCTGCTCTTTGCAATGTCATGTCTAACCATTGCATCGAGAGCCGGGAGTAGCGGTGGAGGTTTTGGAGAATAAAGCCATGCAAAGCTAGGTAGTTGGTTGTGCTGCGTAACGGAATCGAACCGTTGCTTGCCAGCCGTGGGGGAGACAGACTGGCATTCCCCTTACAATTGGAAACGCAACATATAAAGTCCGGTGAAGGCGAAAGAGTGAGAAAACCTCCACCGGTGAAAGGAGGAATATGCTTTTTGACACGCACGCGAGTAAAATGACAAAACCCCGCGTGCAAGCTATTCCTTAAGGGAAGCTGCAAAACTTCCTACGTACATTATAAGCCTTGTCAAGTGGTGAAATCAAATAAATAGACCCAGCGAACACAATATATTGTGTTTTTAATCAAAAAGGCCTCTTGACAGGCTCGATTTTACTGATTCCGTTATACAATTCATCGGCAAGCTGCGCAAGACTGTCCGGCGCATCATCGTGCGGAACCTTGCCAAGCTGCGTGAACATTGTGACCTGTTCCATGAACGCCTTGTACTCTTTCGACTGGTGCTTCTCGTCAAGGAAGTAGAACCGTTTGATGTCCGGCGCATACTGGATGATTCTGGACAGTTTGCTTTGCCCACTGGGCGCACGCTGGCTGCGGACAGAGCAGTGATAACCCTGCTGCCGGAGCTGGCTGTCTACCACGTCACAATATTCATCGCCGCCGTTGTTGGCTTCGCCACGCAACACGTTAATTTTGTGCTGGATGATTTTGCCCACGACTTCCGGTCTGGTCACGGTCTTGTCGCCGTTATTGAACACAAGATCGGGGATGAACACAGCATCGCCGTACACATAAGCAATAGGACAGGCGGTGAAGTCCCCGCCACCCCATGCAATATCCATGACCATAAGCTTGCGATCAGGCTCGCCATCAGGCAGAACGCCGTTAAAGTATCGCAGCTCATCGGCAGGGAACAGCAGGCCTTCACGCACATAAGGCTTGCCCATGTACTTTGCCCACCATGTTGCATCGTCAATGCTGGCTTTCATGTCGGCATAGTAGGCATCGTCAAAGCCAACGCCATAGTCATAATTGAAATTGCTGTGTCCGTTCTCGTCAACCGCAGGAATCACCCGGAATCTGTACTTTGGATTGTCTGCGTACTGGCTCTGGATGCGCCCCAGAGGGTCAAGCACGTTCCAACGTGTGCCGACCATCAGTTCCAATGCGCCTTGCTTTTTACGGTCTTTCAACTGGTTTAAGTAGGCATCGTACTTGTTGTTCAGGCGTTCAACGTTCAGGCTTTCCTCCAAGTCCTCAATCAAGTCATCGCTGTACAGAACACCGCCCTCGCCGATTTCAACAGCACCAGTCAACGTGCCGCCAATGGAACGGCAAGTAAGGGTGGGGAAACGCTTCTTTCGGTTCAGATCAACGCTTTCGTCCTTTGCACTCTTGTCCACAAGCTGAACGTCAGGGAAGATTTTGCCCCAGTTGTAGGTTACAGGGTCAGTAATGATGGACAGCACTTCGCCGTAGAAGCCATTTGTCAGCTTGTCGGAATGTCCGCTCATAACCGATGCAACGTCAGGGCGGTTGCCCATCAGCCATGTGATGAAAAAGATACACAGGGTACTGTTATGGGTGGGAACCAGCCGCTTACCAGCGCAGTACACGCCACCCTCAACCTGAATGCAGTTGCCCTGCTTCGGCTCGATGCGTTCAAACCCGCAAAACGCCACACGGCGAGGTTTGGAGAACTCCTTTAGCTGCTTGCGAGAAACAACGCAGGGAATAGGGCAGGTAGGATTAAAAGAGATGGAATAGACTGTCAGGTTGCCTTTAATGCCACTAGATGATACACGAGGTGGATATTCAACTACGCTGCATCTCCATCCAAAGGTAGAAACCAGCGTGACAAAATCATCTCTCATTTGCGGCTCTGTGGTAGAAAAAGCGTACCGATGTTCTTTTGCCCGTAACGTACCGTCTGTATCGAGCAGACCGGCAAGCAATTCCATACGCTGTGCAATGCTGGCTGTAAAGTATTCTTCTGGGATGTGTTTCACGCAGCGGCGGTGACTATGGCACATATCGCCTTTTTGAAGTGCCTGTCGCAAGCCAGAGAATCCGTAGTACTCAACGCCAGTATCCTTATGAACCGTGTGCCAGCTAACAGGGTATCCATCGTTAATAACACGCTCGACAATCACCCGATCGCAAGGCGGCTCACAAATATCCGGGTGCTGATTGCGACCATCACCAAGCCATGCGCCCAATGTGTACGGCTCAACAGGCAGCTTCTTATATTCTCCATCGACAAAATTTTTGAACGGAACCTGATAACAGAATCTTATACCGTCCTTCGTGTCTGCAACATAATCCTCCATCATCCGCTTAGTTTCGACCACATCAAATCCGTTCTTATGACGGTTAAATACAGGCCACTCATGGTTTTCATGGCAGTCAATGTATGTGCCGTCAGAGAAATGGCAACGCACATTAAGCTGGCACTTAGGCGAAATGGCCAGTACCTTTACAAACTGACCTTTCGGGCTGATAACTTCATCACCGACCTGCAAATCGCCGTGATTCTTCCAGCCGTTTCGTGTAAGAATTGGCGTATCATCGCTCAAGGCCTTGCCAACGCGAGCGGGCAAACTAACCCCCAAGAAATCTATCCGCTTATAGAACAAGTCCTCTAGGTCATCTGCCAGCACTTTCAGCACTCTGCGTCTGGGCTGATAGAACTTCTTCTCCGGCGCACGATTCCATTCAAGGTAGATGCAATAGCTGTCGAACATATCCTTTGCTTCAAACAGGTACGTCCGGCTGATAATGTCATAGACCTTCGCCACGTCCTCGCCTGTTTTCATCTTGCCCATCATGGATGCACAGACAGAGCGCAGCTCACCAGAGTATTTGTAGGCATCGAACCGCTTGTCTTGTGGCAGGGCATCTCTCAGGTTTACCACCGCCTGAAACCAGTCCTCGTAGACCTGTGCTTCGGTCGGATTCTGTTTTGCATACGCTTTGATGCTGTCAATGATGGCAATGCACTGTTTTGGCTGCATAAAAAAATAGGCACCCCCTACCTGAAAATGTAAAGAGTGCCTACAACTGCACAAAAATCAAATATTCGGTTTTATAATTTTATTTCAGAAAATTATTTGCTAAAATCCACCTTAATAAATGGGTCGCTCAGTTTATTTGACTTCTTCTGCAAGCTGGTTGAGCCTGCGTTTCAGCTCGTCCGCATCGTAGTACAAAGCGTCTGCGACGGCGTTAAGAATATCAGGCTTGTCGGTGTAATCGCACAGCGTTTCAATGAGTTTCAAACTCTGTTCTGACAATTTTACGGGTTTCATGCTGTTTTTCCTTTCTTATTCGGTTTTATTATAGGTTGCGAACAATGTCACCTGTTCTGTTCAGCAATCCGATACCATGTCTGGCGGGTCACGCCAAGCTGTTTGGCAGCGTCCGTGACCGTGAGAATGCGCTTCTCAACCTGTTCGTGAAGAATATCAAAAAGGTTGCGGTCATACTCCGTGGGCTTGCGGCCTTCCCTGTAATCAGGTCGCTGGCTGGCAATCTTTTTGCCCTCTCTAGTGCGCTCAACGATCATGTCGCGCTCAAACTCTGCAAAGGCAAGCATAACGGTCCGAATGACTTTTCCAGTAGGGGAGTTATTCATAACACCCATATTCAGGATGTTCACCGAAACGCCCCTATCAATGAATTGGTCTATCAGTTCAAGGCCATTCTTGGCAGAACGAGCAATACGGTCAAGTTTCGCCACGATCAGCGTGTCTCCCGGCTGGATTTCAGCCATCAGCTTGTCCAATTCAGGTCGATGCAGCTTCGTGCCGGTGTAAACATCCGAAAAGATTTTCTGTGCGCCGTTGGCTTTCAAAAGTTCAGACTGGGCTTCAAGGCTGTTGCCGTCAATCGCCTGTCCAGCGGAGCTGACACGAGCATAACCGTAAATCATTCAGAATCACCGTCCTTTACTCTATGTCTATGCCTTCGCAATTTTTGAACTGTGCATCACGAGGGACAACTACAATTTTATAGCCCATCATATTCAGCATTTCGTTTAGCTTATTAACGCTAATATTTTTTTGAGAAAGACGTTCGCTTAAAGTTGGCTGTTTAATTTTAAGCCTGCTACAAAGCTCCGCTTGCTTTATGTCTTCTTTTCTCATAACTTCTTTTACTGCTTCTCCTGCTTTCATTTTTGCGCCCTCTCTTTCTTGATGCCATTATATCAGATAAACCCTATAAAATCAAGACATTTCTGATATTTACAAGATTTTCCAGCTAGCGCCCTTTATATTATATATAAATATACTCTAGTATGTATTTATACATACTAGAGTAGTATAGGAATGTTTACTTAGTTAATCACAATCAGGTAGAAAATTTTCTATAATAAGGAGTAATTCTGCCAAACTTCATTTCCGTAAAACTTTGGGTCTTGACAAGCATATTTTCACGCTTTATACTTGTTCCAGCAAAAGCGAGGTGATAGGCTTGGCAAGACGAGCAGAAACCTCGGAACGTGATAAGCTGCGCATGATAAGCACCCGGCTCACAGAGAGCCAGATTGCAAGCATGGAAAGCAGCGCAAAGGCATTGGGCATCTCAAAGGTTGATGTTATCCGCATGGGTATCGAGTGGGTAGCATCCTACGTTGAGAACATCAAGGCATAAAAAAATAAGCTACCAGCCGCAACCACCACGAAGCCACTGATAGCTTATCCACATCACGAAACGAGAACCTGCAACCACCAAGGGGGCAGTCTCCCTTTTCGGAATCTATTATACCAAAAAGGGCTGCTTTCCGCAAGAGTTAGGAGCAAAAACATGAACTTTCCCACGACAACCGAAGAATTTCTGAAAACATTCGCCCACGGCAAAGAGCCGACCAGCGAGGATAGGGAGTACGCAGAAGCGCTGGGCAAGCTGTCCGAACTGAACTACCGGGCAGGGTACGAAGCGGGAGCAGCCAATCAGAACGGAAAAATCTGATGACAGCACTAGTGAACACAATATATGGGGTGTATTTTCTTGACATCCTAATATTTTGCGGTTACACTTATTGCACAGCAAAACGAAAGGGGGTGAATGTGTATGAGCAGTCCTTACGCAGAGCGTTACGGTCACACCGTTACCATCAGCGTGACGGAGCGGCAGTTTGCAAGCTTGCAGGAATACTGCATCAAGAACCGGGTGTCCATCTCTGCTGCGTTCCGTGAAGCGTTCTTCACGCTGCATCCGATGGATTCCACCAATGAAAACGAAAAATGATACGTCCGCTGCTGTCGGCAAACTTTAGCGAACGTATCATGAACCACTCAGAGAGTATAGACCCTCTTTGAGTTATTATACCAGAGATGGCCTGCTCTCGCAAGACATAAGGATAAAATTTTATGAATAATAGCCTTGAAAACATCCGTATCTTCTCCGAAGATGTTATCCCTGTGTATGATACCGACACTGGCGAAAAGGTAGTGCTGGGTCGGGAACTGCACGAAAAGCTCAAAATCAAGACCGCATACAAAGATTGGTTCCCTCGTATGTGCGAGTATGGTTTTGTTGACGGAAAAGACTATGGCTCATTTTTGAGCAATAGGTCTGATGGGCTTGCTGGAAAGCCCAGAACCGACCATATTATCACTCTGGACATGGCAAAGCACATTGCAATGATTCAGCGGACACCTGAGGGCATGGAGATTCGTCAAAAGCTGATTGAACTTGAGAAGAATGTGTCAGCCAACCAGTTCGCAGGGCTTTCTAAGGAACTGCAAGCAATCCTTGTGATTGACCAGCGCACCATGAAACAGGAGCAACGTATTTCCGCTCTTGAGAATACTATGACCATCGACTACAACCAGCAGCGTGTGTTGAAGCGTGTCGTGAACACGGTGGTCATCAACGCTCTTGGCGGCATGGACAGCCCGGCCTACAAGAGCCGTAGCGTCTCTCAGAAGCTGTTTATGGAATGCAACCGGGACATTCAGGACTGGTTCAATGTGAACAGCAGAAACAACGTGCCGAAGAAGCGGTTTGATGAAGCTGTCGAGTACATCAAGAAGTGGAGACCGTGCGCGAACTCCGTTATGTTGGTTCAGGTCACAAACGGCCAGACCCAGATGCCCATGTGAAAGGAGAATAACTATGCTTACCGCGGATAAGATTCAGGATATGGGGGAATACCTCAACTACGCTTTCGAGACCATGCTGAAACTCTGGCGCACCGTTGACTACGGCGAGTGCGTCCACGAGCCTGTTATCGCTTGTGACGGAAAGGTTGTCGATAGCGGTCAGCTTTCCTTTGAACCGGACGAGAACGGCGAGATTGAGCCTGTTCTGCTCCGGGACAACAAGTGCATCATGCACGATGTAAAGTATTGGATGCCCCTACCCAATGTTGAGTATCATCCCTATCACTCTGAAATTGTAAAGTAAACAGCCTATAAGAAAAGCCAGCGGCTAGATGTTCTCTAACCACTGGCTTTTTGTGTTATAGATTATTCTGCGAGGTCTGCGTATTTGACTTCAATGCGAGGGATTTCATCTTTTGTCATTGTCAATGCTCTTGTGACTTCAGTTGTCCCGGTAAATTCTCCGTAGATTGTAACAATGTCGTCTTGAAGAATCTTTACAGAGCCGCTCTCCCTTTTATCAACAGCATAATATTCGTTTCCAAGGTACATATCATACCCATCTTCGTTATCCTGAACGCGCCATGCCTTGTCGCTGCTGAAAAGAGAAGCATCCATAATCTGCTGTACCTTTGCCTTGATTACAATTCTTGTTCCAGCGTACTTTTCCGGGTAGCGGCATAAATCCTTGTAGCCTACGGTTCCACAAGATGCTTTGTATTCTTCTTCCGTTTCAACATGGATAGGTTCACTCTCGGGCTGAGGTTCGCTCTCAACTTCGGACTCAGACTGGCTTTCAGATACAGATTCACTTTCAGCTTGCTGCTCTGCGGATGCAGATTTTGCTTCTTCCGCTGCTTTGATAGATGCAGCTAAATCTTCAGATGCTGCTTTTTCTTCGGAAGCCGCCGCGCGTTCTGCTTCCAGCTCCTTGTCATACGGAAGATTCATGCCAACAACAACTAGCACTAAGCACACAACTAAAGCAATCAAGTCTTTCTTCGCTGAATACTTTTCGTGCTTAGCAATCGACTTCAGGAGATTCCAGACAATCTTTACGCCGTATGCTACAAAGGCCAGCGTACAGCCGATTCCAAAGTCTCTGCCATCTTTTTGATAGATTCCGTAGAATATACCAAAGCAAATATAACAAGCGATAGACCCGTACCAGAACTTACTGTTCCCTTTTCCTCTAAGTGCATTGACGATACAACACACACTTAGAATAAATCCAGCAAGCAGCATGATTCCACTGAACATTTGCATTTTTGATTCCACCTTTCCTTTGCCAGTATAACACATTCAATGGCTCCGTAAGGGGTCTTTTTGTTTTTTTCGGAATTTTTGGAGACTTGCACAATCAGATGGGTTTCGTTTTGTGAGGGTGGGGTGGGTGTTGGCAAGGGGAACCCCGAAAACGGCCTTTTTCTTTTAAAAATTTTATCGCGGGCATGACCCACCCCACCCCCAGCGCTCCCTGTATGCCCCGCCGGTGGAGACCCCAGCCCCAGCGCACCCGGACAGACTGCACAGCACAGGCAGCAGGGCAGGCCGTGCCAAAAAACCAGGGCGAACAAATACCAGGGCAGACCGACGCCCAGGCGTTGGAGTGTGTCCGAAACTGTGCAGATATGGACAGCGCAATTTTACCATTTTGTGCCAGAAAAATAAATCAGAAAAATCTTATATTTTTGCTCAAAAGGTATTGACATATAAGATATATCTGATATAATAGAATCAAGATAAGACATATCTGATAAACCACATCACGAAACACCAAAACAGGAGGACAAAAGCCATGATGAACAATAAAGAGATCGATTACACCGCCCGCCCCATTCCGGGAGATTACGAAGGCCGCAATCATCGCGCGTGTGTATGGTACAACAGAGCCCGCGCCGCGTTTGATCTCGCCACGCTTGACGCGCTGACAACTGCCGCAGATAAAGCCGCTGACCGCGTGCCCACTGAGGCATACGAAAAAGCGAGAAAGCTCCTTGACAGCGTGCAACGTTGGGGGCTTGCAGATGCAAGAGCGTGGGAGCTTGACAACGACAGCCGCTATTATAATTCCGAGTGGCTCAAAACCCGACAGACTCAGCTTGCAAAACGGCGTGTAAAGCTCAACAAAGAGCTTGCAGAATACGGCTTGCAAATTGACAATTACGGCTTGTATCCTTGCATCCGAGAGATTACCAAGCCGGGCACAGATATGTACTTGCTTTACTGGTTTTAATGGAAGGTATAAAAATGAACAAGCTTGTTTTTGAAGTAAACAACGGCAGAAAATTGGAACTTGTGCAGCGGGAGGACAACGGAACGACCCTTATTTGTTCCCTTGATGCGCCGGACAACGAAGCATATATAAGCGCTGGCGACTTTGTGCAACTGATTAACCTTTATCGCTATTGCAAGCGGTACGACATCAAGAACGATTGGATTAACCCCAACGGCAAAAATGCGGAGGTATAAAAAATGACTAGATCGGACGAATTGAACGCTGAAATCAGAAATCAGGCCGTGCGCCTGTACCCAAAATGCGCGGGGCTCTTTGAGCTGCCGTTGATGGTATACACTCAGATTGTAGCGGACAACTTGACCCGCTCCAAGCCGTACCGCTTGAGCGTTGAGCGGTGCAAAAAAATCATTCTGGCAATGCCGGAATTTGACTAAAAAGGGGTTCAAACAATGATTACTCTTGATTTTTCCCAGTGGGCAGCCCTCTGGTATGTCGGCGGCATGATTTCCGGGGCGCTGGTTATGATTGCATTTCTTAATAGCTGAGGAGGGGCAGAAATGAAAAATAAAAAATATATTGATTCGCTCAATTCGGAGAGAAAATATTGTTTGCTTGACCGTATGCGCATTGATTGCGAGTATTTTTTAGGATTCGGCGCACGCCACGAAAAATATTTGTGGGCTGGTAATGTGGCTGACCATATCGCCAACATGCTGTATTTATATGATAGCATCGGAGAAAAGCCGGAATGGCTGACCCGTGAGGACATTTTGAAATATAAAAAAGAAATGGAGGGCTAAAAAATGACGTTGTTCGAAGAAAAGGTGAACGAATACCGTGAAAACAAGCGGCTTTTGGAAGAGCTTGAAGCGATGAACGAAAGCATCAAGGCGGACATTATTAGCATGATGCACGGCGCACCCGAAATGGTGCAGGGCACTGCAAAGGCCATTTACAAGGATGTGCAAAGCGTCCGACTTGATAGCAAGCTTTTACAGGCAGCACACCCGGATATTTATGCAGAGTGCAGCAAGCGCACCACATACAAGCGTTTTAGCGTGGTATAAAGGGGGTGCAAGCTGTGATACTGTCCGCACTTCTATTTTTCTTCTGGTTTTTCTCTGCGCTGTTTAAGGCGTCCAAATAAGAAGCATTCCACCCGGTCAGAAATGGCCGGGCTTTTCTTTTGCCTTACATCGACACGGTGCAGGGCTTTTATTTTTACCCGGCGGCGTGTGAGCCGCTTACAAGCATTTACAGCGGCTTTTCTGACACCAATGTAGTTATACCGCCACAACGCCAAAAGCGTTTACAGGGCTTTACAGCAACGTTTCCGTTAATTTGAGCCATTCCAGCACACACAACACAGCAGCCACACAAGCCGCCTATATACCGCCTGCGCCACGCCGGAGGGCATACCGTCAAGCGCCGCCCCTCCACCGATACCAGAGATACCACCGCCACGCCGGACGCTGTACAGGTCAGCACAGCCGCCTATTATAATAAGGTATATAAGGGTGCAGCGGTGCGCCCCTGTTATGGATCTATGCCCGGCGGTGTAGCATAGCGCAGACCATGCCAGCCCGGCACTCTCCACCCAGCAACGCAGTCCAGCGGCAGGGGCAGAGGGCGGGCGGAACCATTGACGGCTACCGCCGTATCTCTTTTCGGGCTTTCGCCCGATAGCTAACAGAGGTCAGCAATAGTCGCAGCGTTCCGGCTGGAATAGTCGAAACAGCTTCTGGAATAGTCGTAGCTTCTCCCGGCGGATAGTCGTGGATAGTCGTAAAGTCGTCAGACGACCACCGTTTGAAAGTCCTATATATAGTATAATAACGAGCTGTCTGCTGATAGTCGCAGAGCAATAGTCGCAACGCTTTCTTGCGAGCCATCGTCAAATAGTCGTGTATTTTTTGTGTGAAATAGTCGTTCTCCTTTTAAGGAAAGAGAGGTGCGATAGTCGCTAAGCCATCTGACCGCATAAAATTCATAATCTATTACATATATTCACTCATTTATTCACTCGCTAGCCATACCAAATTCGTATGCCAACCGTACTTATTATAATATACGCTTATATATCCTAGTAACTATCTAGGGATTATTCTGCTGGAATAGTCGTATCATCCGATTCGGTCTGTTCCTGCTCAATTTAATTCCCCGTAATACGCTATGATATTACAACCAATCCATGCTACTTTGCTATGAATAGTTATACCTGATAGTCGTAGTCAAGCTATGCAACATTTGTACATATCCAACCGACTACAAAATGAAGTCAATTCTCCATGTGAAATAGTCGTAGACCATCCACTAGTCCGAACCTCACGCTAGTTCTCGCCTACGGTCTGCTCTGCTGACTAACGGTATAGCTTTTGGAGATAGAGAGTTGTAGGGAGAAAGAACCTTTGCGGAAAACATTCGGCTGTTATTTGCGATTGTTGCAGTTGTCGTACCATTTTGGCGTGGGGGCCTCAAACAATTTATTTGTTTGAGGGGGGAGTTAGGGGGATTATAGGGGGTAATAGGGGTTGTAGGGGAAAGAGGGGGAAGAAAGGGGGGGAAGATTGGATGCGAACGCATCATGTGCATCCATTTGCATGCAAACGCATCACGCTGATAGTCGTAGCCATATCAGCCCAAACTCACTCGATCGAGACGGTTTCTGCTCAAAATCAGACCTTGCCGTTTTCTCTCGATAAATAACAAGAGGAAAAAGCATGGATTAGTCGCAGAGGGTAGTTTTACTACCTGACACCATTCCATGCTTTCTGATACAGTAGTTTTGTAGCCGCGCGAGCTAAGATTAGATATTCTTGGCTTCTCTTGCCTTACGCAAACGCTCTGCCAGTGCTTCACGCTGCTCTTCGCTGATCTCACGAGTGACAGGCGGCCGGAACTTCACAAGACGTTTCGGCATCGAATAAGTCTTGGATTCCTTGCACCGCTTGGCAGACAGATCTGCCATAAACTTGTATGTGTCGGGGAACTGCTCACAGAGCTTGTCCAGCTTGCGAATGTAAACCGGGTCAGCCGTGTAGACTTCTGCGGTATCTTCCGCTGCGTTGAAATTGATGATAGTTTCACGTTCGATGTTGGTAAGTGCCATAGTTGTTTTCTCCTTTGCGTTATTTCTGATTGATTTTCTTCTTGGGGCATGATTCAGGAAATTCATCGTAGCAAGCCCAGCATGGAATCGTTTTTCGACAAATCAGCCGTTCTTCCCTTTCAAGTTTTTCACGTTTTTCTCGCTCCTTGCGTTCTTTCTCGTGCCGTCTGTGTGCATTGGCAACGATTATATGAACAGCAGCCATGTTTGGAACCATAGTCTTTTCCTCCTGTATTTTGCGTAGTGAAAAATATTTATGGGGTTCAGACGGTAACTTTATCGCCCAAACCCTGTTATCTGTTTTTCTTGCTTATTCTACTGTGACGATGCGAGCGCAGAAGCGATGCTAGGCTACCATCACTCAATCGCTTCGTATGTTTTCTCGAAAATGTCAGGTTTACACGGGTAGATTTCGCCATTTACGCCACGAATGATATAATCGCCTGTCCTCGCAATCATAGTCCCTTCAAGCGTTTTAATCTCGCACCACGCAGGGCCATCGTAAAACTTTCCAAAGTCATGCGTGATAATATCATTGCTACTTACTGCATCCCAGAACCAATCTTCTCCAACAAGGCCTCGTGCATTAAGCTTGAATGCCTCGATAACAACTGGTTTCTTGCGGTATTTCATGTTTATTCTCCTCTCATTACATCCACACGCATTCTTTGAACTGCTGTGTCTCCATCTGGAACGTGATGTCTAATGGCCCCACGTTGCCCTCTTTGTTCTTCTCAAGCGCAAAGTGATAATGCTGCTCCGGTCTCTTTTTCGTAGTCACGTTCTGTGCCAGCAGGATGATTGCATCTGCGTCCTGCTCGATTTGCCCGGATTCTCGCAGGTCTGCGGCGGTCGGTGGGATACCTGCTCTTGCCGTTTCTCGATTGAGCTGCGCGAGAGCTACCACCAGCGTTCCTGTGGACTGTGCGAACTCATGCAGTGCCATGCTGATTTCCGTAACGGCACTGTATCGGTCTTTCGCTCCGGCTTGATAGATAAGCTGCAAATAGTCGATGAACACCACTTTTGCCTGCATCCTGATGGACTGCGTTCTAATCCATCCAACGCCCTTACCAGCAGCGGAGCGGACGTACAGCGGATATTTCTTGATAGCTGCCAGTCGGTCAAGCTCGTTAATGCTGACGGTCTTGTTTTTTACCGTATGCAGCGGTACGCCTAGCTGGTTTGCAATAATACGGGCGTAGAGTGTGTCAGGGTCTGTCTCTAGGCTGAAATACGCCACTTTGCGTCCGTTCTTGGCTATTTCACAGGCAAGTTGCAGTGATAGAGCGGTCTTGCCAGCAGACGGTCTGCCACCGATCACAACGAAGTTGCCCGGCACAAGATGCAAGTTGTTGTCCAGCACTTTAAGCCCTGTGCTGATATACTCCGGCTTATCATCCAGCTTGCGGATGTAATTGTCTATGCCATCGCACATCGGGACGAAATCGCTTCTCTCGCTGTGCAGGTTGATAGCTTCTCCTAGCTGCTCATAGATGCCTGTCAGGTCTGCGTATCTGGTCGAGCCATCAACGATTTTGAAAGCGATCTCTCTGGCTCTGGACAATGCTGCCTGTTCCTTGACGATTCCGGCCCATCCAAGCATCATGTCATGGGTGACGTTGCGGATGAACTCTGCGCCAAAGGCATCCAGGCATTCGCCCATTGCTTTCTTGCAGTTATCGTACCGCCCCATGACTTCTACCGGGTTCCACTTGTCGTTGTGTTCCCAATAGCCGCGAATAGCAGCGAATGTATCACGCAGTTCAGGGCAGAAATCGTCGATTTTAAGGTCTTGCATCACATCGGCGTATTCTGAGAACGTGAGGACTGCTCCCAGCAAGATGTATTGGGTCTGATTTTCAATATTCACCGCAGAAAGTCTCCCTCGTCAGGCAATTCAGCCATCGTCTGCTGGTAGCCACCGTTCCAGTCCTTCACGTTTCGCATCCAGTTCCGTGCAGCAGCTTTCCAGTCTTTCATGGGCGATTTGCCGACCTTCCAGCCATTTGCCGTGAAATGGTCAACAAACCGCTCTGCTTCCAGCTCCGTGTAGCCCTTTTCTGAAAAGTAGGCTTTGGCTTGTTCGATAGTCGGCGTCTTGAAGCGTTTGACTTCGTTGGTATTTTTCTTTTCACATTTTTCTTTTTTATCAGATTTAGATACAGAATCAGATACAGATAAGGCATCGTTCGCATCCATTTGCATGTTTTGCATACCAGTGTATGCGTTTGCATCATTGTTATGCGTTTGTATGCATTTGCATTTTTCATCGTTCCAACGCTTATTTGCGCTTCGTCTGTTTTTCTCGATTTGCTCCTGTCTTTTCTGTGCATTCATATCATCAAACGCCTTTACGACTTTCCAGAGCATCCGCATAGCACGGTCGTTGTCGTATGCTGGCTCAAGTCTGGTCTCAACGTATTGTGCATAGTTGCGGACGAACGCTCCAAATTCCTCGTCCGTCAATTCGTCCATCGCATGAACGTGTTCCAACAGAAGAGTCATTGATGTTCTAGGCTTGTGTTCCTGCTCCATACTTAATCCTCTTTGTAGCGTTTGTTCCACGCTTCGATAAGGTCTTTTTTAATCTTTTCTTTCTTGGCTACGGAATGACCAAAGCTGTATGGCTTGCTCTCCATGAATACCCGACACTTGCACCCATTCTTGCCGTTTCCTCTTGTTATAAACATCCAGCTTGTCAAATGGTCGCCTGTTTCGACAATGGCAACTTCTCCACCGCAGAACGGACATTTCTTAAGTTCTTCCATTTTTTTACCCTTTTCGTCCATGCTCATGTCCTTTTGCTCCTTCTCTTGATTTTCTCACCCGGAATCATGTAGTAGACGTTCGTACACATGCTCCAACGCCAGTCCATCATCTTGCTGTAATCATCTCGATTACTTGGTGCAGAGCGGAAGAACCGGCTCAGCATAGTGAAATTGTTTCTGCGCCTGTAAATCTGTTTCAGGTGCTTCTTTGACAAGTTTTTCATTTTCTGAATCCCTCTCTTGTTCTCGTGATTCGCTTATGCGCCTTTACAGGCCTTGTGCCTTTGCCATACGCTGGGCGAATATGCTTCGCCTTGATGTACCCACAAGGCGTCTTCGGCCCAAAGTCGAAAAGGCTCAAGTCCATAATGATGATGCCAAACTTCTTGTTCGTCATACTCAAGCCTCCTTTGGCGGTTGAGGAAGGGGCATCCAGTGCGTAATTTTGAATGCACTGGCGTAAGGCTCCATAGTCGGATAGCACCAGCATCCTCCATCAAAGTTCATTACTCGCATAACACCCATAGAATTTATTGTCAGCACATCTTTAGATTCGCCGTATTCAGCATTGGGAAGTTTATTTTTTACGCTAATCCATTCATTCATAACATCACCTCATACCATCGGAAACGCCATCCAATGCGTCACCGTTACATCTTTCGGCAGTCTCTCGCCTATCTCATCCCAGAACTGACCGTCTGCGTAACAGCCGAGAAAGTACGTTGTTGGCGAGATTCCTTGCAACATTTTTCCATCTTTATCACGCCACGTTGTCTTAGTTGCAAGCAACAAAGGCTGCGTCCGCTCTCGTGGCGTTTCGTTTACTGAATGCCAGAGTGTGTTAGCCATTATCCGATACCACGCTTACGGATTGTAGGTGAGAACGAAGTTTTGTAACTGCTGCGGCAAGATGTTGATTTCGTAATGATACTTGTCCACGTCAGAACCGCTCAAATCCTCCACAATGTACATTGTGTACTCGTTAAGATAGACGTAATGCTTTTTGTATGTGCCATCGGGCAATTCAATAGTCACCACAAGTTCATTGTTGCTGTTATTGGAAATGTCCATGTTCCCGATTATTTCAAGCATCGGCGTATCAGTTCTTGCATTAACAACAGACAATCTGCGAGTGACGTTGAAATTCTTTGCCTGCTGCGAAATATTGTGATTCACACGAGATGCTTCTGTGCATCCGCACAATGCGATAGATGCCGCCAATGCTACAGATAAAATTGTTTTCTTCATTGTTCTTTTCTCCCTTCAATCTCCCTACAAACCGCCTTGTAGAACGCATCCCACGTCTCATAATCGCAGGAATCGCCAAAGTCAAAACTTGTCCGCTTTCGCTCTGCAATGTCACGTTCAAAGCAATCAAGTGTCTTGTCCGTCAGTTTCGGCAGAAGCGGTGTAATGTATCCGCAAACAAGGCTAGACATATATGACCGTCTGTCCAAGCAATAGCGCACAGCGCAGTTGCAGGCCGCTCCAAAGTCGTCATTGGTTGGGTCTACCATGTTTTTTGGCGCATCTGACTTTAAATCGTTCACGCTGCATTGAAGGGCTTCTGCGAATTTTGCCAGCCGCGTTTCTTTATTCACGCCACGCTTTTGCTTTTCAACGGCACTGACATACGCATTGGTTGTTCCAATCATCCTCGCAACATCTTTCTGCGTGATGCCAAGTTCAAGTCTGCGCTTCCTGATTTTTTCTCCTGCTGTCATATTTTTATACTCCTGCCTTGTACATCGCATATAATGCCGCAAACCCAATCAAATAAACTATGATGTGGATGATTGCATCTGCAAAAACTTTTTTATTTCCATCAGGAATTTCGTTCAAAAATATATCCCATATTAAAATTTTCTCAATGAGATATGCTATTACACATATAAATGTTCCGACTAAAAAAGATGCCAAAACCACAATCAGTCCGTTTACAATGTTATTCATTATCTTTTCTCTCCCATTCTTTGCATCCACGTTCGTCCCACACGAAGTCTGCAACGTGTTCTGACTGGTCGTTCACGCATACGCCCTCCGGCTCTGCGTACTATTTGCAAGAGCCACAGGACGGCTCAGATTTGTTCTTGCAGGATTCTGCCGTGCATCGGATGGCCTTGCCAGCAGAAAACTGTTTGATGCCCATGCAAGTGCAATGTTCGGTAGTGCAGTAAATATCCATTATCTTTGCCCTCTCTTTCTCCTTCTGTTGGCATTGAACCGCTCGATCACTCGCTTATACTCCTCATAGCACTCCGGGCATAGGTCGCCTGTGTCCCTGCGCCACGCCCAGTCCTTGAAGTATTCGTCAGGGTTCATCATCCTGCCGCCCAGAACCGCTCCGCAGCGGTCGCATACTCGCTTGTGGTAGATTCCTCTGTCAGTCTGCATTATTCATCCTCCCCAACGTCCTTAAACAGAATTTCTTTGTCGGCTTTCCAGTCTTTGATTTTGCACGGAATGTCCGTGCCCGGCACGGTCTTTTTCAGCCCATTCATCTGCCAGACGTTCCATGAGATGGTCTCTGCGATGCAGTCAAGAAACATAGGCATACAGCCGATTTCAAGCCGTTTTGCATCAAACCGATACTTAAAATTTTCAACCAGCGTCAGGAACAGGTTGCACCTTGCCAGCAAGAGATTGTCTCCCTGCCACTCATAGCCATATGTCGATGCGTAAGCGCTAATTGCCCAGCACATCCACATATCGTAGTCATGGAACTGCTCTGCCAGAACATTTAGCTTCCTATCCAGCAGACCGATTCTGTCCGGCACGGCAATCATCTGCCCTGTGGTGGTGTCGTACCTGCTTGTAAGAAACGGTGCTTCGCCACAGGTTACTTCAAGGCAAGTCTTGTTGATGTACTCATTCCAATCCTCGCCCTTCAAGTCGTTTTCAGCAATGTCTGCCATCTTTTTGCAGACCCATGTTGGCGTAAACACTTCTGCTTTCTTGCTGGTTCGCTTCTTTTGGTCTGCAAGCCGTTTCTGCACACGAGGAACAAGCTGAACCTTGTCTAGTTGTTCCAGTGTGATTTCATCCGCAAAGCCCGCACCCAGTTCAGGCGGCGGGTCTGTCGCCCAGATGATGTTCTTTCCCGTCGTGTGGTCTTGCAAGAGGACAGGCAAGAACGAGCGTAGGCAATGGTCGGAAAAGTCAATCAACGGGGTCAGGGGTGTATCATCCATTGTGGTTGTTTCATTCTTTGTTTTCTTTCCCATTCCATTTCTCTCCAAAATACGTTTATGCGCTTTTTTTGTTCGATTTGTGATAGCCGAAAGCCCTCTGACTGCCTACATTTTGTGATGCCAACAATGCGGCTTGCATAGTGCTTCGGACAGCAACGCTTGCCGGGAATTGGTGGTTCATCACAATAAGCACATAGGCCAAGTGTTTTTCTATAAGATTTCCCTTCTCTTTCCGTTTTTTGCTTTTCTTTTGTCCTGCATTCAATGCAGGACTTAAATCCTTTTGAAACAGGACGTTTCATGCAAACGGGGCATATTCCTTGTTCTTTCAGCCTTTGACGTTTTTCGCGTTGACGCAATTTATGCTTTTGCAGATAATCGGATTTTTGTTTCTCTGTTCTATTTGCATCATGTTTTTGATGACTTGCATAATTTTTTTCTAAACAAACAGCACATCTAACTCTTCCGGGTTGCGCATCATTAAGGCAAAACGGGCAAATTCCATGTGAAACGTACCAATGATACCTTTCGCGTTTATCGGCATTTCTCCGTTTTCTTAGTTCGTCTTTGCTTAGCTTTTCCAGAAAAATCACCTTGTTTCACATTATCTACTATCCAGCCAATTTCGCATGGCTCAAGTTGGAATCCACATTTCTCAAGAATCTTTTTTGCTTCTCCGTCAATAAATTCAGGATGATTGCCAGCTTTTGTTTCCTTATAAATGCGAACAAGTTCTCGAAACGTGACAAGAGATGGAGTTTGAAAACCTCTCACTTTAATCCCATCAGTCCATGACGTAAGTATCTTGTACAGCTTTTTCATCGTTCGCCACCTCTCTATACTCCACGTCAATCCCCTTCGGCAAAGCCGTCTGGTACTTCTGAGCCAATTGCTCTGCGCTCTGGGAATCGCCCAACGGCTGTTCCGGCGGGGCAACGGTGACTTCCACGTTGTCACGCATACCGAAGTAGTTCTTGGCTCGGAAAATCCACTCTGCCGGGTTCTCCTGACCATACATACCGTTGTATGCCCACATGGACTGCATTTGCAGAATCAGCTTGAGAATGTACTTCTGCTGCAAGCTGTCGTCACGGCGTTTGCCTGTCATAATCTGTCTCAGGCTAGGCCATTCAATGCCCAGCACCAGCGCAATCCATTCGACCACAGGGGAGATTCTTGCTTCGATGCAAGCGTCAAAAAAGAAGTCAAGACGTTGCTGTACTTCAATCGGGTTGTTCATGTCCACGCTCGGAAGGTCACCAAAATACTTGGCTGCAATCATGCCGATGACCTTTTTGTCCTCTTCGTTACCGATTCTTGACTGCAAATCGCCTGTGTTCATCATCTTCGACTTCTCGATAGATAACTCCTGTTGTTCTTTCACCTTTTTACTCACCTGTGAGCGGATAGATTTCCGCTTGTTAAGCATCTGTTGCTTTTTCTTCTCTCGCTCTTTCTCACGCTTCGCAGCGGCTTCTTCTTTCGCCTTTTGCGCCCGCTTTTCACGCTTTTTCTTTTCAGCTTCGGTCAGCGGCGGTCTGCCACGACCACGCTTCGGGGGTGTTGCCATGTATCAGACCTCCTTGATGGGTTTCCAAACAGGGTATGCATATGGATGCTTTGCAACGACATTCCAAAGCCACTTATATGGATAACCCACGCAATCGGACTTTGTGATCGCCCCAGCAATCGCCATCACATAGCCGTTTTCATCTGCATCTTCTTTCTTAGGCGGCTGCTCGAATGTGCTTCTCCACAAGCCATCAAACCCGATTTCGCTATAAGAGCAGGTTTTGAAATAATGCGTAGCCATTCCAAGTTCTTGCTCAATATCGCTGCGAATGCTGTTGTCATTCTCGTCCGTTTCGGTTTCAAGAACAAGATAAATCCGCTTTTTCACACTCTCACCTCTTCATTTTCGTTTCGATTTTATCCAGCTCGGTTGCAATCCACCAGACGGAGCAGCAACCGTCCAACTGCCGCCACAAGCGCACTTTTCTTTCTCACAGATGCACCGACCAAGCGGGTTGCTGGTCATCTTCATCGGATAGTAAAATTCGTTATCCATCATTTCCACCCCATCACAACAGCCGTGCAAACGACCAGACACACGTTGACGAACAGCCAGACGAGCATTGCCTGACGCTTTTCAAACAGGTTGTTTGCCATGTCTTTGATTGTCCGTTCAGACTGAACTACCACCGCCAGCAAGACTAGGCAGACCAGCCAGCGAGTTGCAAATTCAAACATTGTTATCCTCCATCAAATCGTCCATGCTCAACTGACCGCTGATGTTGTCATCTTCCATCCACCAACGGAACACGTCCATGCCGGTCTGCCAGTCGTCTGTCGCGAATTTCTTCCCTTCAGATTCAAGATTTCTCTTTTTACGAGCTTTCAGCATTCGTTCAAACGCTGAGATGTACATTTTTTCGTAGGCAGGCCATCGCATAAACTCACGCTGTCTGCCCCCCCTACCGGCCATTGGACAACCGATGCAGCCAACACGCTTCTGCCCTTCGCAATACAATGGATTGATAGGAAGGTTCTCGCTGTGCGTGTAGTCCCACACATCATCGCCAGACCAGTCCACAATTGGATTGACGGTCATCTTGCCCTTGAGGTTGCAGGTCTCGAACAGTTGTCGTTTTTCATCGTTGTCGCCCATCATCGTAATTCTTTTTTCTTTGTTACGATGGTTAAACTCCATAATCCCACGATTGTTTTTTCTCGATGTCGACTCAGCCCAACGAACGCCAGTTGCAATAAAGCGATTTTTACCAGATGTTTCCTTCAACACAGAACAACAGTAACGCATAAGCCTCGTTGGTGGAACCATGATTTGCGGAATCAGCGTCCACATGGACACGGGCTTGTCCTTGTATCGTGGCATAACGATGGAGCATTTGATCCCACGCTTTTCCATCGCCTTGAACTGCTCACGGATGAAATAGACCGTCTCCGGCGCATCTGCGGTAGTATGGCTATTGACCACCTCAAAGTTGATTCCTGCGCGTTCAGCCAGCGCCACGAGCACCTGTGAATCCTTGCCGCCAGAGTATGTGACCATGAGCGGTTTCTTGTACCGATGCTCGGATAGCCGTGCAGCGTCCTGCAACCGTGAGATAGCAAGCTGTTCCTTGTCCATCAGCTCCACCTTTCTCTCAGCTCTTTTTCGACCTGCTCTGACTTTGCGGTGATGTAATCTGCAAACTCGTCAGGGGTCATGTCCTCTTCTTTGAACTTGCCGACCATCTCCCAATACCTGTCACCAATACGGATGATTTTCTGCACCTGTTCATCGGTCAGGTCTGCATCGCACCGAAGGTTCTGAATCAGTGCGCCCCATGTGGCGGCGATGCCATCCAGAGCCATGCGAAAGCCGTACAACTGGTTCTGCCGTGCGATTTTGCGGAGGTTGGTCGGCTTGACCTGTTTGCCGCACAGGGGGCAGTTTCCAAATTTATTCATCTGACTGCTCCTTTGCTTCAAGGCAAGAGAGCCAACGCTTGTATTTAGCAGTCTCAATTTCGCCCTCTGCGTTCCAAAATTCGCTTTCGGAATCGAGGTCATCTCCAAACCAAGCATCGCATAAAGCATCGACTGCGTTACTTATGTCCGCAAATTCTTCCATCAGATTTGCTCCGCACTCCGCAACGCTTTTTGGTGTCGGGTTCGTGCCATCCAGCGCACGGCGTAGCTCCAATGCAGCCTGTGCCAGTTTGGACGATTTTTCTGCCAACTGCGCCAAGATTTCGGTCTTGGGCAGAATTTCTGAAATTTTCTTACTCACTTCTGTTCTCCTTTCAGCCAGTCGTTGAGTGCAGCCATGCAAGAGGGGCAAAGAACGAACGACCTGTCTGGCGAACATTCATAGCCGCGTTTTTTTATTTTCACTTTTCGGATTCCGTTTACTTCGTCGTGCCACGAAAAACACTCTCCGCAGCGGTCGCAAATCTCAACCTCAATTTCCATGTTTTCAACCTCCCATTAGCGGGTCTGCGCATTCCCAACGGTAATCATCAAATCGAATTTCACGGTTGATGGTTGTTTTACCTTCAATGACTTCCATCTCCTGATTTACGCATCCACTGCTTTCAAATCCATAGAATCTGAAATCCAATCTATACTTTTTAGACATTTCTTCGTATGGCTCAGGTCCCATCGACCATGCAGCCATTACAGGAAGAACAAGAATTGCGTTGTCGCCATCAGCAATCTGTTCAGTGCAAAACTTTTCAACGAAGTTCTTCGTAGTACCCTCAATGTAAGCGGTGTCTTTCACGTTGATGTAGAACGTCTCATCATCGTAAGAAAGCAATGCTCCATCATGGATTTTGTTGTAGACCCACTCTCCATTCGGAAACTTGTTTTTGTCGAAATAGGGGCGGGCATAAACAGTCACGCAATCCGTAAACCAGCGCACGATGTTTTCGGGATTTCCACGGACTTTGAGTTTTCCTTCACACCAATTTGGCATTCTCTTTCTCCAATCTCTTTAGTAGCCCATCCACGTCATACCGCCAATGGACACGCAGCCTTTTTGCTTTGACCTCTATCCCCTCTTGTTCTGCCCACTGCCAAGGGATGCTCTTGCGGCTCTCGTTGTAACGGAACGCCAGAACTTTATTGGCAGGGATTGCAAAGGTGCGGCTGACCGCCCGGTAATTTACTATCACATGGGCGGTCTGACCGCTGTATCCCATTGCATTCACCATATCAGTGATGTGCTTTTCCTTGCGGTATTTGTACTTTGCCTTGTCGTACTTGCCGAACACCTTTTCCAGAGGAATAGAGGGCGTTTCAATGGTTTTCAGCTCAAACAGGTGGTTCATCGGGTATCGGTACACAAGGAAGTCGCAGATGTTGTCGATTGAGAAGGATAGGTTCTCGTTACCGCCATAGTAGGTGGCAGCACTGTCTTTCAGGCGGTAGCACCACGCATCGGATGGGACGGATGCTTTGAAGTCTGCTTCAAACTGCTTTCCGGTGTTCATACGTTGTCCTCGATTTTTTTGGCTTCTCTGATACGCAGTCGGGCAAGTTCGCTATTTGCATAGCGCAGTTGCCAACTACCAAACCAGCCTTTGTGAACAAGTTTTCCGGCGCAGTAAACAAACTCCTGCTTCATCAAGTCATCAAGTGAAATGATGTAACTGCCCGGCTTATACTTTCTTTTATTCATCCTCGTTCACCTCTAAATTCACTTCCGAGAAACCGTTTCTTGCCTTTTTCTCGGTGCTTGTCCTCATAATCACGGTGGTACACGCTCTGGCTGTGGTTCAGCTCATACACGAATGCCTTGCTCTCCTCGAAGTCTTTCTTCTCTGCCTTGTACTTCTCACAGGTGTCGTGGCAGGCTTGGTGGCGCGATGTGCAGTTGAGGCAACAAGTAATCATCTTTTTAAGCGCCCGTCCAGCCAGATAGCGCAGCTCTTATATAAGGTAGGCGGTTCGCCTTTTGTCCCGGTAGCGTAACCGTTAGTTAAAAGGGAGATCAGAACTGTCGTCAATCACAGAGAAGTCGTCTGCGTTGCCCTGAGAGTAGTTCTGTGGTGCATCCTGCGACCGATCGGCGGGTTTGCTGTCAGACTTGCCACCGCAGAAGTCAACCTTGTTCGCCATGATTTCCGTTGCGGCGCGGTTGTTCCCCTGCTTGTCAATATACTTTCGGGTCTGGATGCTGCCAGTCACCAAAATCAGACTGCCCTTCTGGAACCACTTGGAAACGAACAGCGCTGTATTACCAAATGTGGTGCAGTTGAAGAAATCGGTTTCCTTCTGACCGCCACTCTGGCGGTCGCAAGCAATGCTGAACGTGCAAACATCCTTTCCAGATTTCGTGACCTTAGCTTCGGGCGTATGAACCAGACGACCCTGAATTGCGATAGAGTTTAGCATTATTTAGCCCTCCTTCGGCTGTTTCTGAGCGCAGTCCCAACACAGGACGCGCCCAAAGCGTTTCTTTGTGCTTCTTGCAGTTTCCAGCGGAGTGACGGTGCGGTTGTTGTACTGGATAGGCTGCAACTGCTTTCCGCAGCAAGCGCATGGGGGGATGGTTTCCGCTTCCGTTTGCTTCTGCGCAGGCTTGTTTGCCCTGCTTGCGGTCTGCTTCTGGTACTCATCCGTGTCAGCGTCTTTTGTATCGTCAATGCAGAACAGACCGTTCAGAGCGTACTTTCTAGCGTAGCTGCTTGCAGTGCCGGTAATCTGTGAATCGTCCATGCCCTTCTTAAATTCAGGCTCACGAGCGTATGCAGTCACCGTATAGGTGGCTCCATCCTGCGATTCAACCGTTGCAGTGGCTTCGATATAATGCCAGCTATCAACGATAACAGGCTTGTCAGAAAGCCGTAGCACAAGGCTATGCGCTTTCAAGATGGGCTTGACCGCTTCGAGAATGTCCTCGCACGAGCGGTACTTGTATCCACCGAACTTGTTCATCTGCCCCTTCGGGGCTTTCAACTCTGATTGAACAGCCATCAAAGCTTCATGGATTTTGCTGTTGTCCATCAGTTGTTCTCCTTCCTCGCTTCTTTTCTCGCTTTACGGCAAGCCGGGCAGCGCTTGGGCAGTGCCATGTTATGCGATTCGAAGAAAATGCGTTCTGAACGAGTAATCTCGAACACTTTGCCGCAGTCACGGCACGTTTTCTTGATGCTTGTGTTCTCGTCCCACAAAGCCCTTCTTGCGGCATCTTTAACAGCAAACAATTCCTTAATGCTGTCATAAGGGTTCCTAACAAGCGTATGCTGCGGTGCATGACCGTTCTTGCGAAGCGTTTCCTCCAAGTTGTTCTTTTTGCAACTTGCGCAAAGAGTTTCGGTGCTGTTTGGGAACACTGAAAAAGGCTTATTGCACTTTTCACAGTGCTTAATTTCTTTCTTGCATTTACTCATTTTCTTTCCTTTCTTCGGCTTCATTATCCTTACTTTGGCTTAATACGGCTGTACAAAATCAGCCAGCCATCAGTTTTGCCAGCTGCACACGGAGGTCTTTCAACTCCGCTTCCCTGTCCTCGATTTCAGACTGCAAGTCATCAATCTCAGCCAGACGGTCAGCTTCTTTGGCTTCTGCCATCTGCTCGTTGGTCATAAAGTACACACCGTCCTCCGGCTCGGTCACGCCGCCGAATCTGTCAAGGTTAATCATCTTTTGGTCTCCCTCTCTTACGTTCCTCTTTGATTTGCAACGCACTGTACCACTGGTCTCTGTCGATTTCGATGGTAGACCACCGGTGGTTACAGGCAATGCACTTCTTGCGGCGAACAATGCTGTCATGGTCTGACCGGCTGTCAATCGTTGTAATGTTGTCGCTACCGCACACTGGGCATTTCACCGTACATCCCTCCACTTGTTAGTATGAGCGGGAATGCGGTTCAGCTTCCCCATCCGTTCGTTATCTTCATGCTCTTTTTCCGCGTTCACTCCAAGCGCGCACAAAACCAGAGCGGTAGCTAGTAACATCAGTGAAACAAATGCCCATCCAAGCATCTGTACTGTAGTCTCGCAGCCATTTATTGTATCGCCACAGCTAACGGCTACGATTGCGGCGACAATACCAAGTATGGTAAGCACGTTTCCTTTTACGGTTTTCATTTTGTTCCTTCTTTCAGCATGATATCGAATAAAAATGGTTTGCTTGCATCAATCACGACTATTGCATTTAGCACTTTTGCTATTTTTGCAAGCGTATCAGCTTTAACGCCCGTCTTGTACGGTGCTTTATTCGGACTTGTAATGTTGTATATCGTTGGGGCTGACACTCCGCTTCTGCGGATAAGCTCAGACGCCTTCATATCGCGTTCTTCAAGAGCGGCTTCCAGTGTCATGCCTTTTCCTCTGTGTTCTTTGGTTCTCTGCGTCTGAAAATCCAACCGGTTGTCATCAAAGCGCCAGCACCTATGATGTACCATGTCGCCTTAGCTCCGACTAAAAGCTCGATGTGATGCACCAGCCAGAAGTTCAGCAGAAACACTGCGAGAATAAACGCTAAGACAATGCCCCAGATCAGGGCGATTTCCACGAATACTTTCATCTTTATCCTTTCTTCGAATGCGTTCAAGCCGTTCCTTTTCACGGCTGTGCCAGCGGATTTCCCGCTGACCGTAGTATTTACCATTCATAAGTCAGTTCCCCTGTTGCAAGCATCCTTGACACCTCACCGTAATGCTTGCCCATTTTATCAGCGAGCGCTTGAACTTGCCCTACGGACGGAATCTTTTTTTCTTCCAATGCTTTCTTATTCAGATTTCGCTCTTTTCGCATTTTTTGATGTTCTGCAATGTTTGCAAAAGCAGCGTCTCTTGCACATTCTTTATGATACTTTTGAGCCGCAGACGTTTTAATCATTGGCTCTCCGCACCATTGACAAGTGGTTTTTACTGGTACAAATCCATGACTTTCGTTCAATGCTTTTCGTCTTGCTTTCTTTCGCTCCAGTGAAACTTCTCTTTTGCAATCTGAGCAATATTTTCTGTTCGCGGGAGCTAGCCCAAGAAAAGCTCCACAGCGCTCACAATATTTAATCTCCACGCTGCTCTCCTGCTTTCTTCTTGGCTTCCCGATTGTGGCGTTCAAAGCACTGGTTCAGCATCTTTTCCATCCACAGCACCTTGTTGGCATCGTTTCTGGATACGCCAGCAGCCATCGCAAGCTTCAGTCTGCGCTTGCGGCTTTGCGCTTTACAGAATTTCACCAGCATTCACCAGCCTTTTTGGTGATGAAAGCAGGCACATCCCTGCCGGTAGTTCGACACAGGCAGACACACTTGGCAACCCAAGTATCAAAAGAAGCAGAAGGGATGCAGCACGTTGCATTTCGCTTAAAGCTTTCATTATCCGGTTTACTAAGCCAAACAGAAACCGCCTTGTAGTTATACGCTTCCGTGACTCTGCACCATTCGATGCTATACTCATCCAAACACAGTCGGTTCATAATACGCATCGCCATAAGCTTTGCTTCGATGAGCTCTGCTTCTGTCCACTTGAGCTTGTCTGCTTCATAGACCTTGACCGCCTCGTCAATGGCGTGGTGCGCTTCTTCCGGGTATTCAAGGTCTACCTTTAAAGTGATAATCTGTTCCATGTTCAGCCCTCCGCTTTCTTGTTCTTCTTCGTCTTTAAGAAGAGATTAACGAAATAGACCTGACCGATGCCAGTCACCTTTGTGGTGGTGTTCACACTGGTATGTCCGTCCGAGTGGCAGATGACCGTTTCCTTGATGGTGAACAGCTTCATCTCCATGCTGCGCTGCGTTGGCTTGTTCCAATCAGCACCCTTGCGCTTGATGAGATAACCATTCTCACGCATCCAGGCATACAACCGTTTCTCGCCGATTTCGATGCCGTTCTGCTTGAGCATTTTAGCCAGCTCACCGACCAGGATACTGTTTTGACTGGTGCTTACTGCATCGCTGAAAATCTCTTTTGGCTTCATCCGTTCCGTGTCGGCTGTCAGAAGTTCAATCCTCTTGTCCTTCTCCTCCAGCTCTTCGTGCGCTGCGATCAGCGCAGTTGCAAGGAGCTGCGAGCGGGTAAGCTGCGGCTGGTCAGTCAACTTCTTCTCCATCTCGTTGAACGCTGCAATGTACTTCAGCTTCCACTCAAGAGCAGCCTTTCCGTTAAAGCCCATAGCCAGCAGGGTGAAACCGTCACGGTTCATCAGGTAAGCCCTCTGTTCCCTGCCGTAGCTGTCCGGCACGGTGGTTTCAAAGAACATCTCCCCAAAATTGGGGACATCTTTTTTTATTGCGTCAATGTCACGCATAACGTGGTCGTGACGTTTTTCGAAGTTGTCTGCAATCTGGCGACTAGATGCTACCGGCTCGCCGCTTTGCATAGATAAGACAATGTCGCTCATTTTCCACCTCTTTCATTCAACAGCTCTTCCAGAGCTTCTCTCACCTTAGCTTCCGCATTTTTAGGCTCACGCTTACCGTTTAGGATTTTCCCCAAGTATTCCGGTGCGCATCCCATTTTTGCAGCAAGCTCTCTGATTTCGATATTGTGAACATGAAGCGTTCCTACAACATCGCCTGTCCACTTAGGAAGCAAATTTTTTCTCCTTTCTTGTTCTAATACTTGAACTTTTTGAAAGAATGTGATAATATTATGGTGTCAAGCAAAAACATTATCGAACGTTCTTCTATTTGTTCAAAGCTTTTAATTTGTTCTACCGATTGAACTCGGTATCTTTATTAAAGCACAAGTAGTAGAACTTTTCAAGTGTTTTTGTTCAGGTGGTAGAACTTTGTCATCTTGTACAAGCACCGGAGGTAAGTTTTGTGTTTTTTGACAATTTCGTAAAACTATGCGATGAAAAGGGAGTAAAGCCATCTCGTGCTTTAACCAATGCTGGTGTCCCAAAATCCGCTTATAGTTATTGGAGAACAGAAGCTAGTTTCGGAAACGATGCAAAGCCGACCAATCAGAATGCAGTTAAGTTGGCGCAGTACTTTGGCGTTACTGTAGACTACCTTCTCACTGGCGAGAAAAAAGAAGGCTCACAAGCGGACAACGCTAGTGAGCAAAGTGTCATTGATTATCTCAGGAACCGCTTCTCAACCATGAGTGAAGAGAACAAGTCAGCAGAAGCAAGCGACATCCTGCGTTTCCTGAGTGAGGAAATTCAGAAGCAGAATAAGTGATTTAAGCTCCGTGCTTAAAAAAGAACCCCTCTAAGCCGAGCAGCCTAGAGGGGTTTCGTCATTTGTTCTGTATGTACACCCACAGTTTTTCTTCCAGCTCCGGATGTTCTTTCAGGATTTGTTCAAGTTCTTGGAAAAATTCTTGTTCGCTCATTGCAGCATATCCTCCCGATCAGTAAACACGAATGTTCATTTGATACGATTATACATCTTTTAGTTGTACAGTCAATATAATTTAAACAACTTCGTAAAAATCGAACGTTTTCTTCACATCCGTTACTTTGCATCGGGGAAGCCAAAAATTGCAATGACAATGATTAAGAGCCACATTAAGTTTAAGTTACCCTTTGCTTTGTAACATTCCGTTGAGCATGGAACGAAAGGGGTTATCAGGTAAATCGTCCAACACATCTGCTTTGACGAGAGCGTTTGTGCTGATGCTGTGCGAAACGTTGTTTAGCTGCACAATGGCATCGTCCAAGTCTTTTACGGTTGCTCCACGCCGTTCCATTGACTGGAGGGAATTTTTTACTTCTTCAAGAACGACAGGGTTCTCGGCTTTATAGAATCCATTTGTAAAGTCCATCTTTCCTCCAATCACAGCTCTACGAGCTGTCCGTCAATGCGTTCGATGTTATCTCCCGGGTCGCGTCCATCATCTAAGGCGGCTACGGCACGTTCCAAGATGCCTTTTGCTTCGAGATAAGCATCTTTATCAGCTTCGTACCCAGAAAGGCTCAGGACAAGCTCCAGCGTCCGTCTGCGAGCGTATGGAATAATCAGAGCATCTACAGTTCGTTTCATTAGCTTTCCTCCCACGGTTCAGGTGTGTGCGGCTTCCCATCGGGAACGCTGGCGGGCATTCCGTCGATGATCGGCATACGTTCATGGTTCCAGATTACAGTTTCTTTCATTTTTGTTCCCTTCCTCTTTGGAATTTTTTGACAATACAGTTATAACATAGGCTGCTGTTGGTTCTCCATAGCAGCTTTTTCCATTTTTTGGCTTGTCGAATCCGGCAGTTTTGTCGGATTTTGTTGAAAGGGTGAGAATTTATGGATGAGTATTTAGTAAGAACAGCCAAAGCATTAGAGATGGCTCGAATGCGTTCCGGCTTGAGCCAGCAGAAGTTGGCAACACGGATGGGCGTGAATCGTGGCACAATAGCAAATTGGGAGCAAGGTCTGGCAGCCATCTCCCTGCCGATGGCTATGCGCTGGTTCACCTGCTGCGGCGTATCGGCGGCTCGATACATAGACGTTTGCATTCATCCGGGACTACTTGAACACCTTGAGGACGACCTTTCCGATCTGGAGAAACGGCGGATTCTCATAGATGCTATGATGGAATGTTCATCCTATGAGATAGATGCCCTGTTATATATCCGGTACGGAGATCACGGTTCAGACCACATCGGCGTGCTGACGGAGATTCTGGCAAACCTCCACACGCCGTTGAAGGACAGGGTCGCTGTTTGCCGGATGGTGTCTGGTAGCTATGAGATGGCGCAGGCTACCGGAACAGACCCAGACCCGAACGGTACCGCCCCAAAGATGGAGATTCTCTATCAGGCGCAGGACGCTGGAACAGAAGCGGCTATGAAGTCCAACGATTCATATACCGTGAATCCAAATAACATAAGCGGTTGATTGTCGAATTATCGCAGTTTTTGAAGAACATTTTGTCCACGTTTATCCACTTTTTGTACACCTATCGGGCAAAATTGCCTTGTCATTTCGTCCCCCATAGGCTGTAAATCGACAACATTCGTGCGGAATAAACAACGATTTATCGTCAATCTATTGCCTGTGATTGGTCGGCTTGTCAATCCGTCCCCCATCGTGCAGATTAGGTATACCTTTCCATCCACTTTTTGTACACCTATCCACAATCCGTCCACGTTTAATGTGGCTAACGATGTGTGTCTTTTCTCAGGCTATGGTCTTATTTAGCAAATGCAGAGTTCAGTTATCCACAAACCGGAATGGAAAAAATAAAGAAATTGTTGAAAATTATCGTCATCGACTATTTAACGATGATATTTAACCTCTTGTTTATTTCTTGTTTAATATATAATAAGTAGACGGGGGACGAAATGACAAAGCATGGGGGACATTTTGACAAGTCACGGTGGACAAAAAGACGAGTCATGGGGGACAAAAAGACGAGTCATGGGGGACAAAAATGGTTGACACGTCCCCCAACTTGTGATATACTGTTTTCAGACCATTAAAGGAAGTGAGCAGATGCCAAAAATATCAGACAACAACCTTGTCGAGAAAAGCAAATCCCTTGTTTGGGCGAAGTTCAGGGACTACACCGCAGGAGAACTTCGGTTGTTGGAGGTTTACCTATCAAGAATAAATCCGAGAGACCCAAGCAGTAGCCGTGTAGAGTTTACTTTGGCGGAATACAGAGAGCTTCTTGGACTGAAAAGCCTTGATGCAAGAAGGATTGAGCCGCAGATCAAACACTTTCTTGGCAATACGGTGTCGATTCCGATTGACAAGGAGAAAGGAACATTTGAAAGTTTTGTTTTATTCACGAGGGCAAAACTGGACTATGTGCCCGAAACAAGGTCTTACGTTGTAGCAATCACCTGCAACCCAGACCTTCGCTCCATCTTTTTCGACATTGCTGAAAGCGGATATGTTCGATATCGTCTGCGTTACACGTCACGAATGAAGTCACAGTATAGCATCTTACTTTACTCGATTCTTCGGGACTGGTTGAATATGGACAGCAAACCGCATGAAATCAGCCTGAAGAAACTGAGAGAACAGCTCGGTGCGATGGAAGCCAGCTATGACGTTTACAAGAACCTTCGCAAGCGAGTGCTTGACGTTGCGGTGGACGAAATCAATGCTGTGTCTGACATTGTTGTGACCTACGAACCAGTCCTTGTGGCACGAAAGGCTGTGGCAGTCAAGTTTAAGCCTAAAATTAAAGCGTCTGAGACGTTGATTGAAGCACAGGCAAGCGAAGTACCGGCCGAACCTCAAAAAGCCGTCAGAAAGCCCCGCAGAAGCGGATACGAGGATTTTGACTGGTCTGTGTGTGACGAACTAGAAAAGCAGGACTGCATTGACGTGGCGAAGGTGGTTGAGAAGTGGATGAAGAAAGAGCATCCAGAAATCAAGCTGCCGAGACGCAGAGAAGTGGTTTACGAGACGGTGAAGGCTGCGTATAATGACATTTTGTCTTTGGATAGATCTCCGTTCCCGGACAGACCTGTTGGCTATCTGATTAGAAGCGTGGACAAGGCGGGCGTTGTGGACAAGTATATGCCAGCGTTCTATTCCATTGAAGCGTTGCAAAAGTAGTCAGATGTAGCACATTAAGCAGAAAGGAGAAAGTATGAGACTGATTGATGCAGACAAGTTAAGCGATTATCTTCAAAACCATTACAACGAAGTGGAAGCTCTTCACCGCCAGAATGATAGCGAGTATCTTTGTGGTATCGGGACTTGTCTTGATTCTATTGACGCGGACAGCTTTGATGTGCCTGACACGCATCCGGCGTGGATTAATGTGAAAGACGAGCTTCCAGCTATTGGCGAGCCTGTTCTTGTTTTTGACGATGCGTCAGATATGATGTTTGGATTCATGTCATCCGATGGGTATTGGTTGGAAACGGGTAGCGAACTTCCTTGCAACGTAACACATTGGATGCCTTTACCAGAACCACCGAAAAAATAAAGAAAGAGTGATAAAATGGCAAAAATCATAGCAGTCGCTAACCAGAAGGGCGGCACAGGAAAGACCACAACAAGCACCTGTTTGGCTGGTGCATTGCAGCTGCTTGGCAAGAAGGTCTTGCTGGTGGACTGCGATGCCCAGTGCAACGCAACGGACACCTACGGCGCACAGACAGAGGACGTATGCACCCTGTTTGATGTGATGACGCGGCAAGGGACAGTAGAAGAAGGAATCCAGCACTGTGAAGCCGGTGACATTCTGCCGTCCGATAACGCATTGAAGGACATTGACGAGCAGCTTGTCCGGGACATGGGAAAGAATTTCCGGCTGCGAGAAGCCCTTGAAAGCGTGTCCAAGCAGTACGATTACATTGTGCTGGATACTCCCCCACAGCTTGGGCTTGCGCTTGTGAACGCGCTGATCGCTGCCAACAGCATCATCGTTCCCATCACAGCAGACCGATACGCACTGGCTGGTTTGAGCCAACTTTCGCAGACCATTGGCGATGTTCGCAGATACTTCAATCCGACTTTGAAGATTGAAGGCCTGCTTCTGAACCAGTACAAGAGCCGTGAGAACCTCTCCAAAGAGGTTGTGGAGCAGCTTCCTGTGATTGCACAGAGCATGGGCACAACCCTACTGGACGTGAAGATTAGACCGTCTATGGGCGTTCGTAAGGCACAGGCGGAGCGGCACAGCTTGTTTAGTGGCGACACGGCAAAAAGTACCAGCGCAGAAGATTTCAAGGCATTGGCGAAGAAAATTGTAGAAGAGGATAAAAATGGAAAGCTTTGATACTATTGCAAGTGTTTTTGGACGTTGGAGCGATTATATGAGAAGAATGGATATCGAAGAATTTGAAACATACCGCCATAAAGAGCTTAGGAATAACAAAGACTTAGGCTTAAATGTCCAAACGGAGGAAGCAAAATGAAATCAACCAGCAAAAAATCCACAGGTTTGCTTGGCGGATTTAATTTTCAGCCTATTTTTTCGGAACAGCCATTAAGCCGAAGTGAGCCAAAGAAAGAAGAAGTAAGCCAAGCAAAGCCGAACGAAGCCAAACAAGTCACGATTAAGCCAAGTGAAGCCGCAGACAGCCGTACACAGCCTAGTGAAGCACAGTTAAGCAGTATTAAGCCGAAGCAAGCCAAAGACAGCAAAACGCAGCCAAACAATGCCGTAGTAAGCGAAAGTAAGCCAAAGGAGCTGAAACGGGCGAAGAAAGTTCAACATCTTATCGAACAAGGCGATGTTCCCGGTGCGCTAGCCGAAGCTGGTTTAGCAAAGAAAAAAATCCCGATGCCGGAATCGCATCAGGGCGTTGCAAGCAGCGATGGCAAGCGTTCAAAGCGCATTACCATCCTTATGAGCGAGGAAGAGCGCAAGTACATCAATCGTGAAGCCAGACGGCACGGAATGACGATTGGACAGTTTGTTTACGCTCTGGCTGTGGCAGCGGCAGAAGGAAAGATTGAGTTGGAGGATTTCTTAGATGAATGACGTGTGGATTGACATCGGGCAGAAATATGAAGCAATGGCAAATATGGGATGCAAGCCTTATGGCTTCAAGCGAGTTCCATCGAATTTTGTGTTTGACGAAGATAAGTCTGTAAAGTGGAACAAAGAACAAGCGCAAAAGAACAACGATGATTACGACAATGAAGTTAAGCGACTGAATCAAGAGAAAATGAAGCGTAGGGATGAAATCTACGCAGAGATTTATAAGACAATTCAAGAAGAAGTCGGTTTTGGGATTTCAGAAAAGAAAGCGGCAAAAATTTGGGAGTACGCTTACGATAGAGGGCATTCAGCAGGATGGTATGAAATAATCGCAAATTTGGGAGAAATTGAAGAACTTGTAAAGTTCGTATTGGATAAAAAGAACTGAGTTGGGGTATTTATTAGATGAATGATAGTGAGCGACGCCTTATTCGATTTGTTTGCGATGGCGATATGCGAAACGCGCAAAAAGCCGTTAAAATCATTTTGGATTCTATATCATCAAAAAAAGATGAGCAGTTCAAAGAAAATATGTTTCGCAAGTTGGAAAGCAAAAGAGAATTTATTGAATTGCCATACAACTTACAGAATCTTTTGATCGCAGAGGATACAGAAGAATTTTCAGAAGCAAGATTCCTTCTTAGGGACGAAGAAAAAAGTATAACGCAGAAAATCGTTGCTATTTATCGAGCATCTGAAAAATTGAACGAAATGGGCATTCCTTATTTGCCAGCATTGATGCTTTATGGGCAAAGTGGATGCGGGAAAACCATGCTGGCTAGGTATATCGCGCATAAAGCAAAACTTCCTTTTTTGAGGATTCAATTTTCAAGTCTAGTTGATTCGCACTTGGGGCAAACACAATCTAACCTTGCAAGAATTTTTGATTATGTGAGAACTGCTCCTTGCGTTCTTTGTTTTGATGAAATAGATGCGGTCGGAATGGCTCGTGGGCAAAAAGATGACGTTGGGGAAATGAACCGTGTGGTTATTGCGATTATGCAGGAAATGGACAGATTGCCAAACAACGTGATTATTATCGGAACGACAAACCGATTTGATAGGCTTGACCCTGCACTTATAAGAAGATTTCCGTTGCAATACGAATTAAAGCCGTTATGCCGTGCGGATGCAGAAATACTTTCTAAAAGGTTCTTTGAGTATGCAGGAGCGCAATATGAAAACATAGCTTATGAAGATAATGTCCCCGCATCTACAGTTATCAAAGAATGTACAGAACGAATTGTAAATCAAGTTCTGAATCAAGAAGATTTCTTGGAGGATTGACGTATGATTGTTTATAGACCTCATCGTGGCTCTTTGGAAGATGCCATGAAAGAAGTAAAAACATTTGACAACTGGTATCAGATGACACATTATATTGCAAATAATTGGAATTTGGCGATTGGCAAGAAAGTGATAGACCCTGATGATATTGTTATGGACGATAAGCCGGTCAATGATGACCGTGTTGGTTGGAAAGACGTTTACATGGTTTTGGCAACTCGTATTGGGAACGACAATTTTATGGAGAAATACGGAAACCCGCAGTGTATCGGGTATTGCACTTACGATGTCTCAAGTGTCAAAAAACACTTAACACCGAAAGAAGTAGGGGACGAAAACTTCTATTGGGTAAAAATCCAATACGACGATGACGAAAAATGCAGGCACTTCCAAGCTCCGTTCGTGTTGTTTGCGAATGACAAGGATGAAGCAAAAGCTAAAATCGAGCGAGAAGTTCCCGGCAAATTCTCCATCGTTGGCATAGTTGAGCTTGATAAGAGCCTTGTATTTCATCCGCAAGACCTATTTGACATAAAAGCCGAATCCGTACTTTGGGAATAAGGAAAACGCTAGAGGATAGAACAGGCAGCTATCGCCCATCGTTAGGAGATGCCGGAACCGTCACCCCGCCTAGCTTTTCCAATAGCAAACCCCTGTGTAGCCATTAAAAACTACACAGGGGTTCTGTTTTACTTATCAGCAATGCAATCCCAGTAGAGATATGCCTTGCCATCCACAGCATCGCTGTCCTCAAGGAACGCCTTTGCCATGTCAGCGTAGAAGCCCGGAGTGTCAACGGACTGACGCTTTGCAACCTGACAATAATCCGAGTACATCATGTTCATGACTGCCCAGAAATCGTTCGGGTCACAGGTGATATTGCGCTGTTTGGCAACGTCCTGAGTCTGTTCCAGCGTCCAGTGACAGCCCTTCGTGCCGTCAGCATTCACCATGCTGTCGCACCATTCCTCTGCTTCATCGTGGGTGAGGTGCTGGCGTGGCATCCTGATCGAGCGGCTATCCGCACCGCCACGTTCGTACTGCCCAGACCGCTTGTCCCAGTCTCCGTTCTGTGAGAAGCCGATTTGCGGCATTCTGCGCCCATTCTCTACGTCAGGATAGCGGGGGATAGGATAGGGGTCGATGTAGCGGTTCTCCTCCTGCGGATAGTAAGGATGGCGGTCATTGCCGTCTTCCAGCTTACGCAGACGGCGTTCCAGCTCACGCTCCCTGCGGTCACGCTCTTCCTCAAGGCGGTCACGTTCCGGCTCACGGTCTTTGTCGTGGTCACGGAGCATCATCATGCGGCGAAAATTAGTCTTGCCCATAATCTATACCTCCTCAAGAAATGGACGCAGGCGCACCGGCGTGGGAACGGCAGAAGCAGCCAAGATACTTAAACGTGCCGGTGCCGGTGGCAGACGTTGCCACACGGGTAGCGTAGCGGGTTCGAGTGTGGATGGTCTCGGCGGTTGCCTGAGCGCAGTTGCAGTCGGTCAGAGGGTATGCGGTCGTGCCTGCCCCTATGGTAATAACCACAGGGGCGTTGATGGTAGTCGTGTCCGGTATGCTCTGGGCGACCACGATGCAATACTTCTCTCCGTTCTGGTATGCGCCAGCAGGGATGTTGATGGTCAGCGTATCATTGGCAAAAGTCACCGACTGGCTCAAGACCAGATGGGGGCAGAGTTTGCAGCTTGTTTTGCAAGCCATAATGTTTTCCTCCTAAAAAATCAGGGGCAGAGGTGTCTTACCCCTGCCCCGATGGTTCACCCGGTGTTATCGGGGAGTGTGTTGGTTAGCAGCAGCCGCAGCAGTTCACGCCCACGTTGGGGTTTGCCACCTGATAAGCGGGAATCGGACGAGGATTGACCCGATTCAGGATGGTATCAGTCTGCTGGGACATCACGGTGGTCAGAAGCGCATTCTGCCGATCCTGAGAAGCGGCGAACTTCAGGTTCTGGTTCTCAGCGGTCAGAGTGGCAATCTTATCCTGCGTGAAGTAGTCCATCATGCTGCGGAAGTTGGCGTTGCAGTTGTCCACGATGGCGCGGGCGTTATCTGCGATAGCCTGACGGGTAGCGCAGTCCTCCGTTGCGATGGTGTACTTCAGGTCGCCGATCAGCTGCTTGTTCTCGCAGCAGCAAGATGCCAGCTGCGTGGCAAGTGCGGTCTGACCCGCCTGCCGTGCGTTGCCTTCCTGCATGATAGCAAGGCTGATGGCATTGTCGCCGTTGGACACGCTGCGTTCCAGACCGTTCACCAGCTGTGCGTTCTGGTAGCCAAGCTGACAGATAGCACTGTTCACGCCAGCAAAGCCGTTCGCAATGTTGGCGTTGATGCCATTGATCTGTGCCAGCTGGTCATAGCCCAGAGAGCAGATACCGCTCTGGATGCCCGCCAGAGAGCGGGAGGTATCCTGCTGGTAGAAACCCTCAGACAGAGCCGCGCGGGTGTCGTTACCGCCCTGCCCGGTTGCGCCAGTGCCGACCAGATAGGGGATGTAGCTCGCCATACCGTTGTCGCTGCCGTTGCGCCCGTTGCCGTAGTTGCCCCAGCCGAAGATGATAGCGAGGATAATAACAGCCCAAAGACCCTCGTTGCCGAAGAATCCGCCGTTGTTATTGCCGCCGTCCTGCCCAGCCAGATAGCCAGTTGCAAAATCGTCCATAACAAAACTCCTTTCAGTTTTGCGTATGCTATCCCACCGCCGTATGCGATGGGCGAAGCCAAACAAATGCGGTTTTTGTCAAGTCCGCAAAACTGAGAAGCGTTTCGCTTAGAGAGATGCTTATTTTAGGGTTGTTAAGTCAGCTCGGAGGGTTGTCTTTTTTATCTTTTGAGTCATCCCAATTTTTGCTGGCAGCACCGAAAATGAAGCCAAGCATTAAAGGAACCCATATTTTGTCATCGCCACACAGATTGTTGATGTCAAAATCTTTTTCGGAATGGCTGTTTTCAAAATCATCCATTGCAAAGTCTCCTCACTTCGGAAGCGTCAAATTCAGGACGCTTGCCAGCTGGTTCAGGTCGATGCCACGCTCTTTGGCCAGGTTCTGCGCCATCGTTCGGAGCTGTGCTTCGTTCTTGCCCTGAATCAGGTTCAGCCCCTGCATGATGGGTGCGCTCTGCCCACCCAACTGCTGGATAAGCCCCATCGGGTTCTGCCCGGCACGAGCCAGATTTGCAAGCTGCATGATGGGGCTGTGAGTAATCATATCAAATGGAGAGGGCATTTTTATTCTCCTTTCTTTGCTGCGGTAGCGGGCTTAGAAAAGCTCTTCTGCCACTTTTCCAGCTCATCCAGCCGATGCACAAGGGCGTTGTACTGCTCAATAGGCACATACTGCTGTGTCGGTGCAGCGGTCTGCTGTGCCTGTTGTGCTTGCATCTGCCGCCATGCTTCCGGGCTGTAAAACTCTAACACGTCAGATTCACAAGTGTTTGGATTCAAACGTTTGCAGTAGATGACGCCACTACGCAAATCCGGGCAATACGTCCATCTTCCGTACAGATCAGACGGTATCGCCAGAAATTCTTCCCTGCTGGAAACAGGTCTGCCAAGCAACCAGCCGCCGTCCTGTGCCGACTGCTGAACAGGCTGCTGCCCATTCATCGGCTGCGGACGCTGCGGTTGTGCCTGTTGCATCTGCGTATTTGGCAGGGGAGTGGCGAGCCCAACTGTACCCATGCCGCCGTAAGGATTGACAGGCTGCTGCGGAACGTAGGGCGCTCCGGGTGTCGGGTAATAGCTCATAATACATCCCTCCTTGTGCTCCCAGTGTACCGCATCGGCAAGAAGTGAAGGACAACAAAGGTACAACGAAGGACAAAAAAGAAAAGCGCTCACACGGAAAAATCCGCATGAGCGCTTGAAGATTCACCTATAAAGCAAAAAATCCCCCACTTTGCCTACAAAGTACCTCGCGTGGAACGCAGGGCTTCGGCAAAGCAGGGGATCTCAGATATCCACCCTAATGCGCTTCTTCGAGAGGCCGGGTGGATTTGTTGAAATAATTATACCACAATCCGTGCAAAAAGAAAAGCGGCAGACCCGAAAGCCTGCCGCTTCAATGCGTTTTCGTGAAAAATCACACCCAATTAAGATTATGATATCACACATCCAGCATTTTATCAATAATTTTTAGCCTATTGCCGATCGATGTCCGACAATACGGCACACGCGCTGCAATATCAACTTGGCATAGCTGGTCAACGTACCGCAACCGGGCGATTTTCCGGTCATACCTCCCAAGCGGCGCACGTTTTATCACAGCTTTTATCTGTTCTGCATTAAGCCCTTGCAACGCTGGCGGAAAGACTATGCGAGCCGCCGCCACAGGTAGCACCGAGCCAGAAAGGTTGCGGCAGCTGTCCGGCGTTGCGCACCATAGTGCCAAGCACGGAGAAGCGGTGACAAAACGTCACCATTTCGTTGGCATTGCCGAGATGGTATGTTTTCGTGAGGTCACGAAAACGTGCGCAGACCATTTTCGTGATGTCACGAAATTGCTCTTGTGCGGCGTACATTTTGTTGGTGTCAACAAAATGCTCGTATGTAGTGCTTGCCATGATATCACTCCTTATTGTGAACAATGAGATAACGAATTGCGGAAATTTTGACGATAACGCTATCGTCCGGGTCGTTTTGTTGCACACCGCTGAACGCAACGTATTCGCCATTTATCCACAAAATATTTCCTTCCAACCGCATGAGCCATTTTCCGCTGCCATCGAAATCAGCGGCATGATTATCCAAGTCGATTTCGAGGTAAAAACCATCGTTCTGTTTTGCAAAGTATTTTTGCAGAACAGAAGTGATTTCTTCCGTACTCATGTTTTCGGAATCAGCAATGACTTCGATGTAGTGATAATGAAACATTTTTTGTCTCCTTACTTCGTGATTTCCTCAGCGTTCGCCTTGTCATCAGCATCCAGCGCATCGTAGTACGCCTGCGCAAGGGCTTCCACCTCTGCGATGTCGTCCTCCGTCAGCAGGCCACTGTCCAGATGGGTGTACGCCTTGTCCAGCCAGTATGCCACGTCACGTCCTGCGGCGATTTCCCGCTTGATGGAACGCAGGGTCAGGTCATGGCGAGCTTTGCTTCTGATTGCCATATGTATGTACCTCCTTTATGTCATGGATGCCACGGCGTCCTCAAGGTCAGTGATGCGTTTGATGGGGTCTGCTCTGCCGGTCACCGTCACGCTGTCTGCGTCGGTCAGCAGGGTGTTCACGCCGCTCAGAGCAGAGATGGGCTGTGCGCCTGTCACAGTGAAGGGCACAGGCTCTGCCAGCTTGTACGCAATTTGCACCGGGGTTCCGGCGGCGTACTGGGCGGCAAGGTGAGCTTTCCATGCATCAGCATCATCCGGGATTGTGTCGCCCCAGCGTACACGGATAGCACCCCACACAATAGCACATCCCTGCGCGGTATTGGTGTTAGCGATATCTGCATGAGGATAGTGGCTGCAAATCTCGTTGCCTTTCTGCGGCGCTGCATTGACAGCGTTCGGAATTTTTGACGATACATAGTACCAGTCGGTTTTATTGTCCAAAAACTTGCCCGATACCATCCATTTTTCCGTCCCGTCTAGCGTCAGCAGCTTCCGCGTCTCCTGCCCCTCACTGCTCACTGTGTCCACCGTGCCGCCGTAGATGGTGCGGGGCAGTGTAAGGGTGGCTGTTTGGCCGGTGTAAGGGGCGTAGGTTGTTGCAGTCGTGCCTTTCTCTATCTGCGGTTTTGCCGAAACATTATCCAGTATGCCAGAGGTGTCAAAAAACAAGGAGGCATTTTGTATGTCAGTCTCTACCGTAAATGTACACGGCTGCCCAACCTGTTGTGCAGCAACTGTAGTATCGCCTACATCCCTATTGAGAATTGACATACGGAAATACGGCATTGCGCTAATCGTGTATGTGCCCGCAGGAAGCGAAAAATAATCAGAGTTGTAGTATGACGTCCCATTTGCCGTTCCGTTTGCCGTTACAGTGCCATCGGAGGTTATTGTCCACGTTAATCCGTTGTTCAAGGTTTTTTCTGGCATCCATGCAGGATTAAACAGGTTTTCCCCGCACCTTGTCACTGTGACGCTGTCACGTCCCTTGATGGGACGAATGTTTTCGGGGCTGGGTGTCCCACTGCCTTCCTGCGTCGGCTCCCAGCTCACCTTACAGCCCAGCGGATATCCCGCCACCGGGTAGAACTGCGCCGGGTTCCCGGTCTCAGAAATGGGCGGGCAGAGCACATCCACGATGTGCTTGCTGCTCCATGGGGCAGAGTCGGTCACGGTAGTGTCATCAATTTGTGGAGCATCTTTGCCGTCTTTGCCATTCAAGACATCAATTGTTTTGGTACCGTCTTTGTCAGTGATGCTAACACGATGGCCATTTTCGATGTCAGTTACAGTTACGACTGGGGATTTTCCGTCATTGCCGGGCTCGCCTTTGAACTCACCGCTTGCGATGCCGTTCTTCAGCTCTTGCAGACTGCCAGCGGCTTCCTGAGCGCTTTTGTCTGCACTGCCCGCACTGGTGGTGGCTTCATTAGCAGCGGTCTGTGCGTCTTTGGTGGCTTTCAGAGCATCCTCTTTGGCGGTAATGGTGTCAGAAAGGGCATTCCCAGCCTTTTGGGCAGATGCCCCGGCCTGCTGTGCTGCCGTCTGTGCATCGGTCTTGGCCTGCTCTGCGGCGGTGGCGTCAGTGTGCACGGCATCCACCAGCTGCTGCCATGCAGGGGTGCCCGGTTCCGGCGTGGTGCCGTCCTCTGTGCCGCTGTTGGCGCTGACACGATACCGCAGGTCTGCGCTGGTAACGGTCTTTGTGCCGTCGCTGCCCTCAAAGGTGAGGCACCCGCTTCCGGGCTGTGAGGTCACGCTGGCGGGCACGGCCACATAGCCGTCCGCCACCAGCGAGGATGCCGGGTCTTTGCCGTCTGGCACGTGCCAAAAGGCCCGGATAGTCAGCCCTTCCCACTCGCCGGTTGCACTGACGGCAAGGCGGTATACGCCCCGGTTCTTGGTGTAACCAAAGCGCACCATCTGCTCATAACCGGGCACTTTGACGACGCCATTGGATGCAAGAGATACGCTCTGCTCAATCATGCTTTACTCCTTGTTGATAGTAGGTTTCTTTTCTGCCAATGCCTTTTTCATCATGCTGACGGCCTTTTCAATCACGCTGTCCAGCACTTCATCGGTGATGAAAGGCTTCAGCCAGTCCGGCAGAGCGCCGCGCAGCGCGGCAAAGACCTGTGCCTTTTTCTTTGCGCCCTGACCGCTGCCCATGATGCTGTCCTCGGCGATGGTCACGAGTTCCAGCGCCCAGTCCTTGACGTACTGCTTGTAACCCAGCCGGATGGCACCTACGGCCAGCGCGGCAAAGCCGATGAGCATTAGTACCAGTGCGATGGGTGCGGGGATAAAGTTAAACATTGCTTCCATGATTTGTTACTCCTTTCAGTAGGTAGTTGTTAATATCGGATTTGCTTTTTTGCATACCTTCGCGGTTGTTGCCGGACAGCTGCGAATCCAAAAGATTTTGCACGCCAACAAGGACGAGACGCATCTCTTCATCAAGGCCGTCAAAGCGGCGCAGGTCTCTTGCAAGGGCCTGTGCGTGCTGAAGCTGTCCCTGTTCCAGCACGCCAAGTCTTTTTTCGAGCGTATCCATTCGCTTGTTCTGCGCATCGTCGGGGGCCTGCGCCTTCTTGATGTACTTATGGATGATTTCCAGCACCTTGTCGATGGTGATGGCCGCAGCGCACAGGCTACCCAAGATGCCAAGCACCCACAGGAGAGCTTCTTTTTCGGTCATTTACCCTCCCGGAGACGGGTCAGACCCTTCTTGCTGATGATGCCCGCATAGTCCTTGTATGCGTGGGACATGTCCACGTTGGTGGTCACACCGGGTACACGGGCCTTGCTGGTGTACTGCCACATGCCAAAAGACCAGCTGGGTGCGGGCTTCTTCGTGCGGTAGGCAGCCAGCCACACGTCGTAGGGCTTCAGCGCCGCGCCGCCCATGTACAGGAAGGTGCTGCCGAACCACAGGCCGGTGTAAAGCAGAGCGTACACGCCCCAGCTTTCCACCGTGCTCAGCATGTAGGCCGTCAGGTCGGTCAGCGCGGCCTTGCCAAGCGGCTTCTGCACTTCGTCCTCGATGTCCACGGCCACCGGCAGCTCAAAGCTCCGGCCGGTGAGCAGCTTCTTGAAGTACGCCAGCTCCTTGTCAGCCTGCTCCCGGTTGACTGCTTTAAAGTAGCCATACACGCCGCAGGGGATGCCCAACCGCTTGCACTCGCTGTAATTGCGGGCAAACTGTGGGTCAGTGTAGGGTGCGCTGGGCCTGCCCGCTGCGCTGTTGCCCATGGCGCGAATCATCACGCCGTCCACCTTGCCGCTTGCCTTGACCTTCTCCCAGTTGATCGTGCCCTGATATCGGGATACATCCATGATTTCAGCCATAGCGTCCTCCTTACTGTACGATCTCCTCAAAGCCGCTCTTGATAAGAATTGCCTTGACCTTCTCCTTCAGCAGGCGGGGGCAACGCTCGTACAGAGCCTTTGCGTCCTCCATAGTCTCAGCGAACATAATTTCCTGTGCCCACAACTTAGCCATCATACGTACCAACCTTTCTAATTTTTGTGTGATTTTATGCATAAACAATCTCGCTCATTTCAAGCAAGCACTGTTTCAACATCTCGTTTTCTTTTTGCAGTGCCGCCACCGTCTCCGGAAGCTTCTCCCAGGCTTCGGCCTTTTTGCGCTCTTCTTCCTGCGCGGCCAGCTCTTCGGCGGTGTAGCGGACATACTTTTGGATTGGCACTTGTTCCACCCATTCTTCCTGTGCCTGTACTCCGGGGCGGTCAACGATCTTCTGCACGTCCTTGCCACCGTTCGGATACTCGGTCACGGTCTCCCAGTGCCACTGCTCCTCCACGCCCTCTACAGCGGGGTGGATGACTTCTTCAGTGTCGTCCACCAGATACCCAAGGGTCAGGTCGGGGTTTTCCACGACCGCGCCGGTCTCGTCAATGATCTTCATGGTTCAAAACCTCCTTTCTCATGCCACGCGGCGCCA